ACGTTTTTAAAAGGTAGAAATACCAAGATTGATAATATTTTAGCCAATTTTGAATATATGGATTATACTGAAGTATTTCCTAACGATAAGTTTGACGATCAAAAAACAATATTAGAATTTATAGAAAAGAATTTAAAATAATAAAAAAGGGGACCGAAGTCCCCTTTTCGTTATTCCCTAATAGATTAGGCAATGTTCTTAACTGTGAAGATACGATAGTAAGTGTTCTTACGAGCAGTTAGAGCGCCACCGCCAACATTAGTAGGAGCAGCACCTTCAGCAAATGGGTTTGCAACCATACCATAACGGGTTTTGAATCCGATTTTTGGTTGGAAGGTAGCAGGATCAACTGCACGAACCATTTGTAGAGGTACATATGGGCAATAGAATAGACCTGAGTCATAAGGAGAAGTACCCTTATAACCAACGGTAACTAGTTCAGTACCAGCAGACATGCCATTGAAGTATGGGTCGATATAGACCTTAATACGACCATGTAGCATACCGCAGAAAGTATTACCAGTATCGTCAACTTGTAGATCAGCAGATAGTGCTGGGGTGTATTGTAGAACACCAGCCATTGCTAGAGCAGAAGCTACGTCAGAAGAAACGATAAGGATATTACCTTTCCCTCTACGAGTTTCTTTCGCAATTGCGTTAGCTTCGCGTTCGATGTGGTAAATTAGACCCTTGAAACGTTCAACAGACCAACGACCGTTAGAATCGGTATCTAGATCGAAAACGCCTGGAGTAACAGTACCCCATTGAGCACCTGGCTTAGCAACAGTGTAGATCGTACGGATAACTTCACGGTTAATTTCCGCTAGGATTTCAGTAGATAGAATGTTGCTTAGTTCGGTTTCAGCGTCTAGACCATGGATAGCTTTTAGGTCTTGAGCTAGTTCTAGAGAATATTCTGCCTTTAGAGCGCGAGTATTCGCAGTAACAGTTACCTTGTCAATGCTTAGTGCCATTTCTGGGAAAGCAAGACCAGCAGCGTCTCCTAGGTTTTCGCCTTGAGCGGTAGATAGACCTTTACCAGTGGTGAACGCAGCGGTGTTAGCAACGTTTGCGACTGGGTTGGTAGAAGTATCGCTATTATTAGAAACACCAACAATACCAGAGAAGATAGTATTGGCTTCGTTATAGAACGCTTCTGCGCCAGTTTGTGAACCGTATTTGGAACGTAGAGCAAAGATTAGTCCAGTAGGACCAGTCATTGGTTGTACGCCAGCAACGTCATAAGCAATCAAATTAGGTAGAGCACGTCTAACTAGGCTGATTAGGATTGGATCGAAATTGCTGATAGAAGAACCAGTTACGTTGGTTGGTGCTTCCATTAGGGTTTGACGATCGGAATCCATTGCTGCTTGTTGGTTTTCTAGAACCATAGCAGTAACGGCTTTCTTGTATGGGTCGGTAATGGTAGGTAGTTCTGGATGATCTAGAACTGGACTCCATTTATTCATTACTTGTTCGTCTAAGTACATTGTTGTTTCTCCTTAATATTTGGTATTAATTATTTATAAAAATTAAAACTTATAAAGTTTTCCGATTTTATTAACGTATGCTTCGATTACAGGATCGACAACTTTTGTCGTAGCATCTTCATCGAATTCAACGGTTTCGTTAAGTGCGTCTGGAGAAGCAGATTTAATGGTAGTTGGGAAATAAGATTCCTTAATAGTTTCCAACTTATCAGAAAAATCTTCTTCAGAAACAAACTCTACACTTTTCGCTAAAGACTTAATTTTCTCTGCTTGAGAAAGGGTTAAACCTTCGCATACAGCATGAATTGCTTCTTGCTTTTCGTGTTCGTAAAGTTTCTTCTTAAGTTCGATATTCTTTTCGATATGTTCGTTGACTGTATCTTCTAGTTCTTCAACCTTAGATACTAATTCTTCAACAACGTCAACTCTATCTTCTGGAATATCAATATAGTGTTCAACAAACACATTCTTTAAAGCTCCGATGAAATCTTCTACGATCTCAGAACGAAGTCCTTTTTCGACGGCAAGAGTATTTTCTTCCATCCAATTTTCTACTACATAGTCAAGATAAGAATCTAGCTTTTCGGCGAAATCTTCTTTGACTAGTTCAACAGTTTCTTCAAACTGTTCAGTGAATTTTTCTTCCAGTTCTTCGGCAATCATTTCTACACGAGAATTAACTGCGGCTTCGAAAATCATAGAAGCTTTACCTTTGAATTCTTCAGAAAGGTTTTCGCCAGAAAGCATTGCTTCGATATCTTCTTTCATAGTTTTATCCATTTCTGCTTTCTTTGCTTCTTTCTTAGAAATTTTTTCCATTTGATCTTTTGCAGAACCTTTATCACAACCATACTTTTCTTCGAATGCTTCTTCATCCATAGATTCTAAGTCTTTCATAACTTCTTCCATGGTTGCTTCTTCTAGTTCTTCATCTTCCCATTCTTGATCTTCTTCTTCTGGTTCCCATTCTTCTTCTGCTTCGTCTTCAGGGACGTATGGAGCTTTAGCGCCAGAATTTACTGGAGAAGTAGCTTTTGCGACTGGACCTTTCTTACGGTTAACTTTACCTTCTTCGGAAGTTTCTTCGCCTTCTGGTTGGTTAACTGAACCGCTTTGTGCTGGTTGTCCAGATAACTTTTTCATAGGTTCTGAAGCGACACCTTTACCAGTAGGTAATGTTGCTTGAGAAATTTCCTTTGCAGCATCATAGTTGGCATCAGTGGTCTTATGACCTGCGGTTCCTAGGTCAACTTCTTTTTGTCCTGGGGTTGGGGTTAGTTTTTTGCCAGCACCGAAATTTTCCTTTCCAGCAGATTTAACGCTTTGAGTTAAAATTTCAGCAGCTGCTTCTGATAAATTATAATTAGACATTTTTATCTCCTTAGATATACAATTCTTTAAAGTATTTATAAAATTTAATATTTATAACCTATTGATATAGTTTTCAAATATTTGTAAAGCAACCTTTTCAATATCATGTTTAGATGCTTTCCTTATCATTTCTTGGGATTTTTCTAGGTTAGATTTTACCCATTCTCCATTAACCATAATCCATTCTGCTTCTTCCATAATACCATCAACCCAACAAGACATTCCAGAGGGTTGTAATACTGCATCAACGCAAGAAATTGTAAAATCGTCTTGTACAACTTTGATTCCGTTTGCTCCTTCTTTAAGAGAACCTAATGCCCTAGAAGAACAACCAAAAGAAACTCCACCTTCGATTAACGCTTTTAATTCTTTACCAGAAGCGGTTTCTAAAACTTTTGCCTTACCCCAAACGTCATTACCTTCAAATCTTAAATCTGTGATTAGATGTGAGATTTTATTTTCTGAAATTTTAGGGGACTCTTCGTGACCCAAAGTTCCTACTGCTCTATTTTTAGAAACCATTTCTTCGATATACTTTCCTACAGCACTTTCCATAACCGATCTAGGGTACATTCTTCCGTTACGGTTTGGTGTATCCGCTTGCATGAATGGTCCTTGGATATAATAATTTTTGCTACCGTCTTTAGTAGATTCCGTTAACACTTCGAAATCTTCTATGTCTTCTCTTAAAAGTTTCATTTAAATTCTCCTTTTGGGATTCTTGGTTTTGTTAAAAAGTTTTAAATTTTTTCTAATTGAAAGTGCATACCGTCTGGTTTATTCCAATATCCACCCCAAGAGAATCCAACTGTAGTAAAACAATCTACTAATTCTTTTGACATAGTTGGGGGTTTTCCAAACCTATTCCAAGAAGCATTAATGTCGATAGCAATACCCCAAGAATGTAAAGACATAGATTTTGCCCCTCGCTTTGATCTAATATTAAAACATCCATCCCAAGTTTTTACTTGGTCGCTTATTCCTTTTTTTAGGATATTCTCAAAAGCGTTTGTTAATGGGGTAATCATATCTTTATTGCAATAAATCTTTTTGGGTATTGGTCCAATATGCAAATAGTTTGGAACAACCCAAACAGACATATTATTTTCTTTAAATGGGTTCCCGTATTTTTTCCAACAATCTGATGAATTTACCAGAGGCATATCTTACTCCGAAGACATAATTACCAAATTAGTATTTGCACCAATAGAAGTAACGTTTGCTCTATAGTATGCCCAACCAGGAGCAACAGTAATAAAATAAGTATTTCCGCTTGTTGTTGAATGTGTAATCGTGGAGTGAGAAATCCAATGTTCAGTATCCAAAGAAACGTCTATTTTATAAGAAGCGCCTCCAGTACCTGTAACGTAAGATTGGATTACTGCATCACAACCAGTACCTCTTGGTAAAGTTTGTGCTGGTTTTTCTCCTGATTGTCCTGAAACATAACCGTTTAAAGCATAATTATCGATAAATTGTAAATTCGTAATTGCTGGGACTGAAAATGTATTGGCGTTTATAACAGTAACTAAACCCGTTAAAGCGTCGTAACTTGCTCCAGAAGCAAGAGTTACCGTTACATTATTGTGTAATATGTGTCCAGTAGACGTAATAACCACTTTACCATTCGCCCAGTCGTAATTGTATGCTTCTACTGGGAAGAACTGCTTTTGATACTTAACTCTTGAAACTGACATATCTATGTTTCCTTTTTAAATCTATTTACAGAATAATTTAATATTGATAAAAAATGTTTATCTGAACTGAGTATGAATTCCTCAAAATCAGATTTACCTTCTGATATATTTTCATATAGATTTAACATATATTCAGAACATTTTTTATCAATATTCAAAATAGAACCGTCATGAAAATATAACGGTTCTATTTCTTCTATTGTTTTTAGTTTTTCAATAATAGAAAAATCTGATTCAGATAACTCTATTCCATTTTTACCGTAACTCATTGAAAAATATTTTTTAAGTTCTTTTGAAAAATAAAGAGCCACCTTTTGATTTTTAGGGAATGGTTGAATTGCAACCAAACTAAAAAGTATATTCTGTGGTGGCGACTTTATTGTTTTCATTATATCTTATTGACTAATTTTCAATTTTCTCTTAATTTTCTTTTCAGCTCTAGCTAAACCAGTATCCATTTTCTTTTGCGCTTTTTCATTAGCACCCATATCCCATTGGCGTTTATTAACGTAGTTTTGAAGGGTTTCTTTGCTTAGTTCTTGGATATCTTCAATTTCTTCACTATATGATCTATTACTTGCGCGCGAGTAACCACCTAAAGGGTATGATTGTTCCGGTTTTTGTGGGTTTTTCTTCTCTGCTGCTTTTGCTTTTTTTGTTGCAATATTATAAGTTTTTTCGGCTTTTCCTCTTTCTTTTTCGAAAGTGTCCATATCATTAGCTCGCCATGCTTTGGACATTCGTTCCCCTCTCTTACTTGCAGCTCTATACGCTAATTTTGAGGAGATTTCGTCAAGTTCTTCAACTTCTTCGTTGGTCGCTTTCTTAGCGGCATAAAAGGCACCAAGAGCCATTTGAATTCTTTCTTTCTTGGATTTACCTTCAAACTTGGGGTTGTCAGAATGTACAAAATCGTGGATCCACTTTTCGGCTCCATCGGAAACAGATAACTTTTCTTCTAGTTCTTCTGATTCTTTTCTTAATAACTTGAAATCTTGAGAATCTAATTTACCATTTTTATTTTTATCAAGTTTGTGTTGGTCGCCTTTTAGTTTAGTTTCAGCTCTAGCTAAACCAGTATCCATTTTCTTTTGCGCCTTTTCATTAGCACCCATATCCCATTGACGTTTATTAACGTAACTTTGAAGGGTTTCTTTGCTTAGTTCTTGGATGGATTCAGATTCTTCAAAATCTTCGTCTTCAAAGTCGTCAACTGGTTCTTCTCTTTCGTTTTGAACTAGGGTTTGTGCAACTTCGATTCTTTTACCAGCAAGAGCGTCAGAAACTTTCTGCATTAGAGCGTTTTCGATTTCTTTTCCCATTTCGCTAATGTTATTAGAAAATGCGAAATCTACCGCTTTAGAAATATTCTCGTTCATTATTGACTCCTAAATTTATTATTTATATACGTTGTATGGATTATTTGGATTTTGCGGTGTTGATTCTTGACCTTGTTCTTGTCCGGCATCAATCTGTTGATCTGGTTGAGGCATCAATTTACTCTGCAATTCCGCTGCTTGAGCTTGTAATTTAATTTGATTGCTCTGATCTTCTTCTTGATTTTTTATGTCTTCCTTTTTTTCGGTTTCCATCTCTTTACTCATATGTCGAATCTCGTCGTCATTCAACCTTAATACATTCCTTTGAATCCATTCTTTTGAATAATATTTCCCAACGTAAGGGTCAATAATCCCAAGAATCCCCAATCGACCTTGCATCAATTCTGCTTCTTTCAATTCAGAATAGTTATTATCTTTTACGAAGTCGTAAAATACGCCCTCTTTATATTCTTCCCATTCTTCTTCTGTACAAACCCCTTTTAAAACTAATTGAATTCTCATGATTTGATCAAACATATCAGAAAATTTATTTCTTAGTTTGTCAATAAATTTAGCAAACTTTAATTCGTCTCTTGTAATTTCGCTGCTTCTACCAACATTATAAACATTTTGTGGGTCCAATCTATTTACGGGAACGTTCAGAGATTTATACAATTTTCTCTCAAAATATTCTACCATATCCATATTTGAGAAATTGTCTAAAGATTCCAGAGTTTTAATTTCTGTAGTTGTTCCGTTATTTCTTCTAGGCATCCAAAAATCTTCGAGCATGGATAAATGTTTTCTGTCGTCTCTTACTTCTCCAGTAGTGGCGTCATACACCAATTTATTTCTATATTTGGTCATCATATCCCTAAGATATTGTTCAGCTTTTGCTTTAGGCATATCACCAACATCAACGTAGAATACTCTTCTAGAAGGAGCTCTTGATAGCTTATAAATCACAGAAGCGTCTTCAATCATTCTTAATTGGTTTAATGGCTTGATTGCTTTATGTAAATAACTTAAAACGACTGCTCTTCTAGCGTCCATTAGCCCCGAATTGATATTGATTACAGAATCTGGAGCTATTTTAATACCTTGAACGCTTGAAGTTGCTGTGGTGCCGGATACCATTCTATCGTTATAGATATAGTATTCGCTCACATCTGTAACGACTTCTACTCCTGTTTCTTTATCTTTTTGCTTTTTTACTTCTCTAATTTTTCTAATTTTTCTTGGATCAACATATCGTAATTCTTGAATACCTTTTTTTGGGTTGGTAATATCAATAATTGCGTGGTAAAATAATCTACCATCTACATAATACCTTCTGAAAATATCAGACGCCATATTATTATAATTTAAAAGTTTTAATACAACTTTAAATTCTGCTTCGATGGCATCTCTCAATTTATCTGACATTTTTGCGATATTGTCTGTGACGATATCTACAGATTTTCCATCATCGTTTTGTACTATAGCTTCATTAATAATATCTTCAATAGCAGATTCAATTTCTGGTTGCATCGCCATTTCCCTATAGCGAGTTATTAATTCAACCTCGTTTTTTGTTATTCCGTCTAAGTCTATAGTTTGAGAATAAAAAGCAGAAGAAGAAATTGTTGTTGCACCGTCTTCGTTAGCAGGTACAGTAAAACTTGGTATTTGATCTACCTTTTCTTCTTCTTTACGCTTTAATTTAAACCCGAATAAACTGAATGATTTATCTGCCATATTTTTATTCCATAATTAAGATTAATTCAATATTTATAGACATTAAGAAGAAGTCTTATCTGTACTTCCAGTATTAGATTCCCACCATTGCATTGCGAAAGTTACGGAAAATCTTTCGATTTGGTCGTTTTGATCCCAACCCAAATTAATTGGAGAAATATCTACTGGAAAGCACTGGACCATTTTATATTCTGCTAGAATACCTTTACCGTCTTTACTATAATGCCTAACGTATCCATCTTTTTGGTAGTCGTTTGGTGTGATTTTTGCTGAATCTCTAACGTTTGCAACGTGACCATTCAATTTATTCATCCAACTTTCTAAGAAGAATCTTGGTCCGCTTTTAAAATCTTGTTCATCAACTAGAATTTGAACAGTCCAATTATCAAATCTTCTATTACCAGCAAATTTCGCTTCTCTGCCGAAAAAATATGCAGAAGCGGTACCAATACTGGAACCAGGAAGGGAAGTAGATTCGGCTCTTAATGTAAAGTTGTCTCCAACATTTTCTGATTGAGCTTCAAAAGTTATGTCGAAAAGGTTAGGTCTGGCTCCATCAAAGGTCATGTTATTGACAAAAGTGGAAATGTTAAAAGGTTGGTAATTAGCCATCTTATTTCTCCTTGGAAATGTAAATATTTTTAAGTATTTATAATAATCTTAATTTACGTCAAATAAAAAGGGGTCCTAAGACCCCTTTTATTATTATTCTAATTTATGTTAGAATTGTCCTACAACTGTATTAAAGTCCACACCAGTTTTTACTGCAACAAAGTTTAATTGGATAAAGTTGATGCTTCTTGCTGGTTTAATATAGATATCACCAACAAAAGCGTTTCTATCAATAATATCTGAAGTATTATTGGTTTCGTCACAAACTACTCTAAATGCGGTAATACCCCTTCTTGCTTGTACTGAACGTAGGTATGGTTCAATTAAAGCGACGAATTGTGATCTAGTGAACGGATCGTTAAATTCAAATAGGCTGAATTTTGCTGCTCTAGAAATAGATTTTTCAAGAGTAATGAATAATCTACGAACATTAATTCTATCGAACGCAGAAGGTTTTCTTTGTAGAGTTTTATCTCCAAGAAGGACAACCCCATCACCAGTAACAGAAACTACTGGATTGATTCCATTCTTATATAATTCGTCTCTTTGTGTTAAATTAGGATTCCAAGCAAGCTTTACTGCATTTTTAACTTTACCTCTATTAAATCCAGCAGGAGAATACCAAGGATCAGCAACAGAATCGGTATACGCGCAAAGCCCTGCAATATCTGCGTTTAATGGAATCCAACGGTAAACATTATTATAGCGGTCGTATTGGTACTTCCAACCAGAATCCACAACCATATAAGAAGAACTTCTATTCAAGACGTTTAAGAAAGAAAGGTTGTTTGTTACTATATTATCGACTTCAAATCCTGATTCGTTTAATACGTCTCCTATGCGAGGAGATACAAATAACATACAATCTTTTCTTCCGATAATTGGGGTTTCGCCGCTAGTTCCAAGAATAATATTGTCTAATACGTGTTGCGCGACAATTGGTGTCGCGTCATTATTTGGTGCTGCTGCGCCTAGAAAAGCCAAAGAAATTTCATACTTATCTTTATCGTTGATTAAATCCCAAGAAGAAGTAACGTTTGCAGTCGTTGGGGCGACACCATCAGACCCACCATTTAATGTCACATTAAAGTTAATGGGTGAATCATAAGAAACAACGTCTGAAGAAAGTTTTCCCCAAGTATTGGCTGTATTTGCATAATCTGGGTTGTCTAACACATACAAATAATTCGATGATTGTAGCAAAACGTTTTTGAAATAAGAACTTCTTCCGTTAATATCTACTGCATCTTTTGCTTTTGATAAAAATGCAAATTTTTCAAGGATTGTATTAGCTTTACCAGACATTTTCCCCAAACTGTCGATAACAATCATATGGAATTCGTCATTGGCAGAGTAATTTCCAGTCGTTTCTGCGACATAAGTTGATGTTCCTGGAGCGTTATCGAAATAGTTCTTATAAGACCAAGAAGAAAAACCAGCAGAATTTGCGCACAAAGAAATTTGAAGTCCATTGGCAATTTTTCCGGGATATTTTGCTACAAAGTCGCCGTATAAGAATTCATTATTAGCATTTAAATAATTATTTTCGTATGCGTCTTCGTTGGAAATTAAAATTTTATTTGCTGTTCTGTCTGTTGAGGCATTTAATGCGCTATTTGCGTTAATAGTTCTTGTTACATACAAAGAATTTGTATAAGACAAAAAGTTTGCACAAGAAAAGAAAGAAGTAGCAACATAAGAATCTGAAGTTTCTGTTGTGGGTTTTCCAAAAACCGATAGTAATTGCGTCTCGTTAGAAATGAGCACTGGTTGATTAACTGGTCCCCAATTGAATTCCCCAACGAATGCTCCTACAGAAGTAGATACTCCAGGAACGATAGTAGTCAAATCTACTTCGTTTACTTGAATTCCTGGGGATAACATATTTAAAACACTCATTTTTATCTCCTATTATAGTGTAAATTGATATAATTATTTATAAAATTGAGCGTTTTAAAAATCTAACATATCCTTTAAAATAAGTTTATATGGGTCTGGGTCAGACGTTTCTATCCAAACGGAATTACCTTCTACAAAATGTTCAAATTTTAATCCGTTGTCTAATTCGCCCAAAGGTAGTTGGTCTTCTTCAGAAAAGTTAAAATGTTCTAACTGAAGTTGTTTTCTGAGGTCGTGATCTACTATTTCTTTAAACATTTTTTGTGTTGCCAACCAACCAAATATGACCAAAGTCATAGCAAGATCGTCGTTTGCCCCTTCTTCGGCTTTATATGACGGACCGTCTTGCACAAATGTTGTTAATTCGGATATAGTTTCAAAATCTTGTATAACCAATTTATCCGTTTCGACTAGGGTTTTTAGAGTAGAACAACCAATACGTTTAACTAGTGGGCTCATTTTTAATCCCATAGCAACGTTTCTACCTCCGTATAAACATAATGTTTGTGCTCGCTTATTACCAGAAGAAACCTTTAATACGTTTTCATATTCTAAATCTTCAATTAAAACGTCTGCTATTTGTGGATTATTATTTACTTCAATTAATACATGAGCGTTATTATAATATTCAGCACACATTTTAAGAACAGTTGGGTATAACATTGGAGGTATTGCGTTATTTCTATAAACAGCAACTTGCTTATAAGGCATAGTTGAAACGTCAAAAACAGAAAACGCAGAATAATCTAAATTTTTACCTTCTGAAACGTCTACAGTCATTGCGTATAAATGATCTCTAGTTAATAACTCTCCAGTATCCTCATCATAAAATTCTTTTATAGGGTCTTCATAAACTATCATATCCGCATATTTTTTTAATGATTCTTTATATGCTATTGTAGCCAGTTTTTCGCCAGATATGAGGGTGTTTGTTGAACCCAGGAAATCACAATTGTGAGAAATGACGTTGTTAGTAAAATATGTTTTATACGTTCCAACAGATATAGGTTCATATACATCAAAAATTCCGTTTTCTGTTACTATATCTTTTATTTTTTTGTTTGTTATCGTGTTTTTTAGAGTTATATTTTTGGCTTCTAAAAATCCGATGTCAGTTAAAAATTTGTGACCTCCAGAACACTTTATTGATTCCCCGTCTTCAAAAATAAAAGTATATAATATATTAATTTTTTTATTTTGTATACCCTTAAAGGATTCAAACCCTAAAGGGGTTTTTATTAAATATCTATTATTTTCTTTAAACATTTTTTATTATTTGCAAAATTCTAGTATCAGTAACATTATAAATTTTAGAATAATATTCTGCAAAAGCTTTTTCGTATGTTAATTTTTTACCATTTTTTTGCGTTTTTCCTATTCTGTCGTCTTCTATAAAAATTCTATCTTTATAGTTTTTTATAATTACCCTTACATTTTCTTCTGATATTTTTCTAGGTTTTGCTTGATTTTGTTTTTGCTTTCCTTCTTCAGTTAAATTCAATTTATATCCAGTTAAACCTTTGTTCCAAGGTTTGGTTCCCTTTTTAACGCCACCTATTCTCGGTCTCTTAACACCTTTCTGTATCTCAGAAATATAATTTGGAGGTAAAGACATGCGTTTTGCTATCATAACACAAGCTCCATAATCTCCATTTTTATAGTGTATTTCATAATGTTCTTGAATACTAACGCACAATAAATTGTTTATATCGTTATTTGACTTATTACCGTCTATATGGTGTATTTCAAAAGTTCTTCCGTTATCATCAAAAGGGATTTTCCCAAAACGATTTTCCCAAATTTTTCTATAATTATCGCACATATTATGAACTATATTTCTAAAATATAATATTTATAAAGCAAAAAAGTCTTAATCAAACAAAATCTTCGTAAAAATCTTTTATTGGTATAGATATTGTTTGATTTGTTTTTGTGTCTAAAATTTCTATTAAAGTTTCTCCATGAACGCATTCAAATTCTTGTTGCCATTGCCGTAGCGAAGTATTCTTGATTGTTTGTTCTTTAAACTTTTCGTCTCTTCCGGGAACCATTCCCCAATGGATACTAAAAGTTTTATATTCACTTCTTTTTGATACAGCATCAGTCCACATTTTATAAAACAAATTCATACCGTTTGGAGTAGAAACAATAATCATCTTAGTTGTTTTACCAGAAGATATTACTGGATAAACAGATGTGAAGAAATTTTCTGCTATATTAGAAGGAACGAATGCAAATTCGTCCAAAAAGACACATGTGAAAGAGCCACCACGTATGGCGTTTGAAGAAGTAGCAGACGCCAATACTTTCGAACCGTTTTCTAATTCAATAGAACCTTTATTCCAAACTCTAACTCCCTGTTGTAACCAAATAGGCAAGTTTTCATATGCGAGTTGGTATCTATCGAGAATTTCTCTTGCTAGGTCGCCTTTGTTTGCTAGGATTGCTATGTTTTGATCGTCATTGAATAAAGTCATCCAAAGAATGTACGCCACAGAAGAAACTGTTTTTCCCACCTGACGAGGACACTTAACAATACTAAAACGGTTTTCGTGAAACGTTTTAATCATGTCTTTTTGGAAATCCCACATATTAAAAGGAATAACGCCTTTATCTACATGGACCACTTTTACATAATTTTGGATGAAATATATTGGATCAGACGCGCATTTAATATATTCTTCTACTTGCTCCTGAGTAAACTCTATTTGTATTCCTTCACGCTTGAGCTGTGGATTAGCTCTATAAGAAGACTCTATCATAATTTAATTTTCGATAATTTTTTCTTTTGAATTTAGATCTTTGAGCATTTTGCTTAATTCTGTCGTACTACCAACAAATAAAGCATTATTGATTGTGGTTTTTTCTTCTTTTTGATTTTTGTAATTAGAAATATCTCTTACTTTTTTATGTATATCTAATAATTGTTGGTTTGCGTCCAATACGTTTTTAAGCAAATTTGCAGCAACTTCAAAATCCCTTCCTTTTTCGCTTTCCCTTGCGATAGTTAATATATCTTGTACTGCGTCTTTACCAACCTCAATCAATTCGTGAAAATTTTCCCTGGCTGTTTCGTAGTCTTTCTTTAAATCTACGTCTAGAGTTTCATGGGGTATTGGTTCTGAAGAAGAAATTTTCTCTGGAAGGTTGTTGGGTTCAGATGGAGCAACTTCAAAAAAGTTTTCCATTTTTTCATCAAATTTGCTCATAATAATGTTTATGTAACGTATTCTGTAATAGATAGTTCTGGTTGCCAGTAAGAATTAGCGTTTGCTGTATTCGGGGATACCGTAATTGTTTTTGTGAACGCTATCATATCGTTTGATGTGGCAGAAATTGGTACGTGAATAGAAAGAGAATCTGTTCCTACTATTGGTTGATTAAGTTTGAAATTGCCCATAATATCGGTAATATAAACAGTATTAGAATTTGCATTCCAATCCCCAACCTTACCAGTAGCATACGCCAAATCGTATTTTTGTCCCTGATAAACCCATTCTCCATTTATATAGTCGCCATATCCGTCGGGGTCCACATTAAAAGATTTTGATCCATTTGGATTACAAGAAGTACCGATTCCAGAATCGAAAGAACCACCAATACCAAATAAGAAATTTTCGTTTACTTCTTTGATGATAGGAACATCTTTAACTGCCCCAAATATAAACCCTTTAGCTGTAAAACTCAAAGTCCAAATTACTGTTCTTACTTCTGTATTAAACATCCCATCAGATTCTATAATTAATCTAACGTCGTTTAAAACAATAGGTATTACTTTAGTTATACCCATTTCTGGTACTAAAGTAACTCTTAAAGAATAATCTGGGGTAAAGTATGGAAGGATTTGTTCTATAATTTGATTTCCATCTTCAACATTTCTGGTATATATTGTCAATCCAAAATTGAAATCGTAAGGAACCGGATTATATTGCATAAACGCTTTATCTGCATTATCCGGATTTGAAGAGAAATTTTTATTGTTTGTATTTAATTTTCTATCCTTATCATAATTAAACCCAACCATCTCATAAGACATTCTAGGTAAAAGGACTTGGACTTTTTTATCCAATTCTGGATCGCCTTGCAACCTCTTAACAAATTTTTCTTTATCTCCATATTCTATAGGAACAACGATTCTTTGGTTATTGTCCCTAATTAATACTATATTATTAAATATTGAAGCAAACGCAGAAGTGATTTTGCGGACACATTTATGATAATGGTTTATTGCGGTCATTATAATATTCCAAATGGGTTACTTTCCGAAGTATCTATTACTGTATCGCTAATATCTTCAATAACCTTATTATCCCAACCGTCTCTAATTTGAGGGTTATCCAATTCATCAAAATTCTGTATAGAGTAATTTGCTCCGGATTCAGAACCAATAACGTTTAAATCAGAATCAAATATACCAGACATATTGGTAACTTTTAAAGTTTTTGTTGGAGCGTTCCAATTTTGTACTGTGGCGAAACTTGTTGGTGAACCTACCGGACCTTGATATGCTAATTCGTTGACTTTAAAGTTGCCAGTACCAGTATCCAATATATAATCAATAGCAAAAGAATTAACTTGTTCAACAACGTCTATCTCTTCTACCCCCGTATTCATATCTTCATGAGAATATTTGAATAATTCTAGTTCAAGTTCCCAATAATATGGCTGTTTTCTACCCAAAGTGAAATAGTCTGTGGCGTCGTTGGTATATTTAATTTCATATAATTCGCCAGTACCAGACAAAAATGGAATATACACTAAATCCCCTTCCTTTGGTCTGGTGTGGGTATCTTGAGGTACTCTTTTAGCAAATGCTCTTCTAGGCACTTGAATTCTAATTGTATTTTTAATTTCTAGCCCGAATTTAGAAAAGAAATCGTTGTTCATGCCGGGATCTACAGAATTTGTTAAATACACTTCCATAGGGTATGCAGCATCAAATTTCTTTAACGGGTCATCGCCATAAAGTAGATCAGATACAGCAGCTTCATTTCTGGGTATGTAATAACAATCAAACCCGAACATCTTAACTGCCTCGTGAATTAAATCTTCTACGAGGTTTTGTTCTGGTCTATTCTTATAGAAATCGAAATATGGGTTTGTTGGCATTATTTTCTACCCAATCATGAATTCTGGCGGTTCTGAATATTTAACCAACATTTCGTTTTCTAGTGTTGAAATTTCATCAACTGCTTCTTGATATATTCTATCCCCATTTAAAGTAACGCCACCCGGTAGAGAAATTTGCCCGAATTTCTTCATATTTTCTCCCCACTGACGTTTTATCAATGCTGTAGAATACCTTTTAATCCAACGGTCGTTAAACACGTCGGAGTATTCTTCTGGGTCTATTATTTGGTATCCTTCAATAACAATAACGGTTCCTTCTGGACATTGTTCAGTACCCCAACCCATATCAATCTTAACTTTATTTTGATGTCTTTGAAACCTTATGGGAATTTCGCCGTTAAACAACATTTCTAATCCGCGAATATGTTGCATTGCTATAGTATACGGAACCATAGAAGTAGAGGTTAAATCCCAAAGGTTGTTGAGGATTAGTTGATACCGAATATCCCACATATACGACTTACTCAGCAAATTGTTCAGCGGTAATATTCTAGTAACCCCAATTAATGAATCTGGAACCGTTATATATCTATTTTCAATATCTTCTTGAGTTATTGTGTGTTTATAATATGCTTTAGAAGTTGCATCATAATGATAATCAATGTAAAACTGCATACAATCAGACAAACGATCCTCAATTTGCTCTTCAGATACATTTATCTCAATTACTGGAAAGCCAAGTCTTCTTAAACAATAATCTTTTAATTCGTCTCTTGTTGATACGTTAGACATTTTCTATCCAAGGTGGTGTTATTGATACTGTTTCTGGAGTTTTTTGTTTATCGATTTCCATTGTAATAACTTCTTTCATTGATTTAATATATTCTTTGTCTAAAGAACTTTCAATGAATTTAATTACTTCTTTTTCTTGTAAATTTTCTAGGGGAATAAACTTTTTCCCTTTGACGTCTAATTGCGTTACGTTATAAATTTCATATTTACAATCGTTTTCTTTACCGACATACCACCACTCAACAGAAGTTAGTTGTTTAGAATCTGGATTTATGTTAAATTTTGTTATTTTATATGAGTATTTAATCATCGATACACACCTTATAATTGACATCTATACCATGCTTAGTGATAAAATTTTTAGTTGACATTCCGATTCCCTATCCTCGGTTAATTATACTATTATTTATAAAACGAGGATAGGGAGGAAATTTAGAAGTTATTCTATTAATTTATTAGGGGGGTCTGATTCTAATAGTTCTATTAAACCAGCAGAATTGTTTATAAAAGGTTGTAGTAAATATTTTGGAGATTCTTCTTTTTAATTAATATTTATAATACTCCAGTATTTGTTGATGGGTAATATCTGTTTACTCCCCACATAAACCTTACCAGACCAGCACCACCGGTTCCTGTTGTATCACTTCCACCGCCTCCACCATATCCTCCACCAGCACCACCTAAAAGAAATCCACCAACTCCATCTGTTCCATAGGAACCGCCCTTTCCTGCTCCTCCGTTTGTCCCACTAGCAGCACCACTTGGTCCTTCTCCGATATTCCCTACTCCTCCTCCGCCTCCACCAGTACTGAATGAAGACGACCCTCCGCCACCTCCGCCACCTCCTCCAGATCCAGCAGTTCCCGCTTGTGTGGATGGGTTTCCTCCGGTTCCTCCAACTCCAGAATATCCGGCTGCACCTCCACCGCCAGCAGATCCTATACCTGTATAAGAATTCCCATTTCCTCCAGAATATTTAACAGATCCAACTCCAGCAGAAGCTTGACCTCCTGTTGCATATTGGCTTCCTCCAGCAGCACTTACAAGAACAGTTGCCCCCCTAGAAACAGAAGACGTTCCTCCTTGCGCTTGTCTTGCGGTTATAGGTGCTGCAACATATGATAAAACTTCTCCTGGTGTTACTGGTATGTTATTTGTATATGATAATGCACCTCCGCCTCCAGAATAAGTGGTGCTTCCAGAAAGCGCTGCACCTCCGCCGCCAGCGCCAATACATAATATGCTGACATAATAAACTCCTGTTGGCACTGTCCAATTTCCACTGGTGCTAGTTGCAAAAGTTTGTCCTTGTATCACATATTTTGAATAAAAATTAGAAAACCCTATTTGTCCTGTGTTGATTCCACCTAAATATCTACAATCTGTTTCTGTTAAGTTTGTTGACGCATATGCAGTTCTTTTTAACTCTGTTCCAATTGAGGTGTTTGGTGTAGCTGCTGCTGCGTTTGGACCTAATTCAATATATCCACTCGCTACCATTGTCATGATGAGTTCTCCTTATGCAACGATAACCCATTCTTGAGAACTTTCATCCCAATAATATTCTTGTCCATCTTCCGGTTTTGGGATAGGAGCATCCCACGAATTAGTTTGGTCGTTCCATATCCAACTTGGATATGGTTGTGGTCCTTTGTCTCTCTCCTTTGCCAAATGAAAATATAAAGAATACATTAATACGTATAAATCTTTGTATGTTGCAAATGTTCCTATATATTCTTCTGTTTCCGGGTTTCTCAACTCAAATGCAGTATTAGCGTTATCAGAATTAAATTCTTGATGTAATTTTGACTGGATTCTATTGGATGCAAATTCTCCATTATTCAATACTATTATATCTTCTTCATCAAAAAGTATTACTGGATTTTGATTATAATTATTATAACAAATTATTTGAGGAGATCTTCTCCACAATTCTCCTGAAACGTTTGATTGATTGTATTTTGGCATATTGATACCTATAAGTTGTTTATATTAGTATTTATATTTTTAAAAATCCGGGGTATCGGATAGAATCGTCTTTAATAACTGTTAAATATGCGGAAGTAACACAAACATTTATTTGTTGTAACCATTCATTTGGAAAATATGTTTGTTTATAATATTCTTGAAATCTTATATATTTATTATTTATAAAATTAGCAAGATATTTATCGGTATAATATAAAAAACTATTTTCGTTCCAGAAACTTACATGTGTGGGGTCTTGGAATGCTCCTCTTCCATCCGTGCTTGGAATTTCTATAAAAGCCCATCCACCATGACATAACACCCTATGAATTTCGCTCATAGATTTGATAGGATCTTTTAAATGTTCTAATATATGACTGGCATTGATAACTCCTACGCTATTATCTGGTAACGGTATCCCTTCATTTAAATCGTATTGAAAATCCGCAGATTCTGTGATATCAACGGTTTTATAATCTTTATACGGATTTAAACCCCCTCCCAAATCAATTTTCAATAATCCTTTTTCTTCGCAATCTTTTTCTGCTAAAAGTTGAATATAATTATTGAATAATTCTATTGTTTTTTGTTGTATTTCTTGATTTCTTTCCAACCAAGTATTTTCCCCGGTAATTCTATAGATATAAAGAACTTCCGGAATTCTTTTCATTTTAGTGTGTAGATATGTTCTAATACATAATTCATGATCATCGCATACTGATAATTCTGGATTGTGTCCTCCAATTTCTTTATAGACATTAGACCTCCAAGATCTGACATGATCTGGAGCATACCAAATATAACCTAAACTTTGAGAAGATGGTTCGAAACTTTTCATAGAAATTAAATCTCGACCTTTCCAATTATAAATAGAATATTCCCACCCTTGATTTGCGTCATATGGGGAAAATTCATCGGTCATATGTAAGACGGCATTATCGCTATATACGAATCCCATGTTTTCATCTTGATATACTTCGTATAATTTTTCTAAACAATTTTTTATTAATATATCATCATGATCAACTTCTACTAAAACATCTCCGGACCCAAGATGAAATGCTTTATTTTTTATAAATCCAATATTTGAATTGGTTTCTTCTAGTTTGTATACATTTACTTTATCATGGTATAAAATTTGTTCTGGAAGGTCTTCGAATTCGCAACCATTATTTAATAATATTACCCATTCCCAATTTTCATAAGTTTGGTTTTCTATGGATTCGAACAATTCCATCAAATACGGATTATTTTTATTATGTTCTGGGGTTATAATGCTAAATTTCATAATTAATCGAAGAAAAATAAATGAGTTAATCTACTATCATGAATAGCAGAGCCAAAATATGGACCAGCAGAATGGATATTTTGAGCATCCATTATTACTAATCTATTGTATATATTCCCCACATTATCAATAATTTCAAATTTAGTGCTGTCATAGAAATTGCCATTAAATGCAAAATCAACGTTTGGTTCTGATGCGTGTTTTGTTCCGTTTAATTTGGATCTATGGGTTCTTGTTCCGCTTTCTAGCGGAGAATTTGGGGTTAAATATATCATTGCTGCCCATTTTTGTGCATCATAATGATATACTTGGGGATCTTTTGCGCTTGTTATCTGAAAAACTCCATTAAATCCGTGTTCTTCGAAATTATAAATCTTTTTTCCTATTATTTCTTCAAATGCTTCTTTTATACCATCTGGTCTATATGTTACTGTAGATCTTAACCCTTTATACCAATTTAAATCTTCTTTATATTCAACAAAATTTAATGCAAAATCTCTGACATCATCTGGATTGGTATAAAAATTATCAACTACAAATAAATTTTTATCTTTATTTAAATTTATATAAAATGGTAATGGAATATGTTGTTCTTTTGTATTATGTGATAATGCAAAATTATGAAGTTCTTCTACGACATTATTTTCTTCATTGATATATAAAGAAGAATCTATAAAATTACAATATTCTGGGAAAGGGTTTTTTCTTTCTGGGTTAATCATTACAGAAGTGATTTGTAACATTTCTTCATATTGCTTCAAACGTTTATAAATTCTTGCTAATCCAAAAAGATGATCATTTCTTTTTGGAGCAAAAGATTCTGCAAGAATATAACACTCTATTGCGTTGTCTTCTTTATTTAAGAATATATATGCCTCTGCCATTAAAATTAGTGACATGTAAGAAGTTTCGTCTATAAATTTTGCTTTTTTCGTATTTTCAAAATCATGTATTAAATTTAAATATTCAGTAAAATAGTAAATACATCTTCTTGCATATTCTTTCTGCTGCGTTTTTCCCAGAGGAAATGCTGTTGATGGATAAGCATCTGCATAACTTTTGCCTATATACCAAAAATGGTATATATCGGAATGTATTGTGTTTTCTTTAATCATTTTTTCTTCTAAGATTAAAGAGTCTGAAATAAATTTTGTAGGAACCGACCAACTTTGTCCTTCGTTATATCCTACTTGTCTAAAAGATTTTGGTAAGTCTTTACACACAAAGTTTTTATCTATTTCCGGAATTTCGCAATATATTGTTTCGTGGCAAGTATCGTGATTAAATCTCCAAGGAAGGTTTGCGTTCCACATCCATGCTCTATAATATACACAAGTTCCACTTACTGCAGGAATATGAAATGCTTGGGTAGATTTATCACTTAACAACTCCCAATTAAAATTGCTGTCAATTTCTAGAACTTCGTCGCAATCCATCTTTAAAATCCAATCACATCCATGATCAATATCTTGACATGTTTGAATTAAATGATCTCTATTCCATCCAAATCCAACCCAACCTTCTTCTACATCATATAAAGTTCCGGATAACTCGTTATTAATCAAGAAATCTTTTACTATTTGATCGGAACCGTCTGTCGATCCGTTGTTCTGAAGAACATAGTAATCTACAAAAGGTAAACAAGAATTTAGCATTCTTTCTATGGATCTTGCTTCATTCTTAAACATGGTAATCATAACAATTTTACATTTTTTATTCATAGTTTACTTCTATTTTTAATCAATTGTTCAATGTTTCTATCATTCTCTTGAGATTTTGATGCTGAATATAATGCTCTGTATCGTTCCTCTGTGATTTCTTCTGGGTCAGTTAGGTAATAACAAGCAATACTTTTTCTATATGTATTATTTGGGCAAGTTATGGGATCGTTAAACCCATGCCAAGAATTTTTGGTAGTGTCAAAAATTACTGCTCTATTGAATATACAATCCACTTGGGCAATTTTTTCTTTTGGTTTTTTGTTTAGAAAATCGTGTGACCAAAATTCTAAATTACCTCCCCATTTTGGATTCCATTCCTGTGATAGATATATTATAAAATTATATTTTCTTTGTAATTTTAATTTTGGGTGAATTGAATAATCTAGATGTACATTCAATTTCCCACCGTTACCATGAATGTGCCAGCCAGCACCATGTAATCCGATATCAGTATATAGATTATTTGTTTTTGTTATATTTTGAATTATTTCTACGAATTCTTTTGAATTTAGATAAGAAAAAAACTTATAAGTGGTTTCTGGAAAATGATACCAATTGTTTAAAGTTTTTTTTATTTCTAATGGATTATTATAATCGAACCAATGTGTGGATTCAAATGGGATAAATTCTTCTGATATCTTTTTTGCGATAGATGGTTCTAAAAAATCATCTATAATGTAGTAATCAAACGGTTCATTATAATGTATGGTTGGGTGCATATTATCTCCATTTCGGACCTTCAAACCATGCAGCAATACTATATCTAGTTCCTCTTATTACTGGATTTGCTCTATGTGTAAAAAATGAAGGAAAAAATATAGTCGATCCTTGTTGCCTAATCTCAGAAGCATCAGGATATGTTGATACATCTACTAACTCAAAATCTCCACCTTCATATTCAGTAGAGTCTGATAGTTGGATTACACAAGAAAGTTTTCTATGATAAACGGGATCATTGTTTAACCAAAAAACGTCGTGATGGTTTTTATATTCTCCTTGGTCTTCGTGACTATATTCTGCGAATTGAATGAAATTTAATCTAGTAATGTGTATGTCAAAAAAATCATTATTTGCACTTATTGCTGCTTTCCATAATGCATCAAATATATACGCAAATCTCCAATTTGAACTATGAATAAATTTTATTTTACTTCTTCTATTTTTATAATCAGCGAAAGCATCGATATTACCAACAAGAGCATCTTGTGATGGAATGGATTGAACATCTCTGATTATTTTTTCGCAAGTATCTTTATCAAAATATGATTTAAAATAACACCATTCACCTTTCATAATATTCCTCAATTTTTTGTTTTTAGTTCATCTATCTGTATTTTCTGTTCTTTTAATGCTTCTATTAATAACGGTACTATTTTTGAGTATAGTACGGTTAAATATTTTTCTCCAGAAATACTATGTCCATATTTATTAGAATCAAAAGGGGCAATTTTTACTGCTTCTGGTAGCACTTCTTGTATTTCTTGTGCTATAAATCCTATTTGTCTTGAAGAGTCTTTATATCCAAATGAATTAGCTAATTCGTTTTGTTCGTAATATACACCATGTATTTTACTTATCTTTTCTAAACAATTGTCAACATTTCCTAAAACTTGTTTTAATCTTTTATCAGAATAATATGCAGTAATTTGTCCAGTTGCTCTTATTTCTCCTGTTGTTCCTGCTATAGTATTAACTCCTAGTGCTGTAACTTCAGTTACCACATTGCTAGCCGCTCCTTGTACTCCTTGAGGACCAGTAGCACCAACTGCCCCCTGTGCTCCCTGTGGACCCTGTGGACCTTGAACTCCTTGTCTGCCTTGAAATCCTGCAATTGAACTAGCCGCTCCTTGAACTCCTTGCGGTCCAGTAACACCAACTGCCCCCTGTGCTCCCTGTGGACCTTGAGCGCCTTGGAATCCTTGCCTACCTTGGAATCCTGCTATTCCAGCAACTCCTTGAGGACCAGTAGCACCTACAGCGCCTTGTGCTCCTTGAGCGCCCTGTGGACCTTGAGCGCCTTGGAATCCTTGTCTACCTTGGAATCCTGCTATTCCAGCAACTCCTTGAGGACCAGTAGCACCTACAGCGCCTTGAGCGCCTTGTGGTCCTTGTGGACCTTGAGCGCCTTGAAATCCTTGTCTACCTTGGAACCCCGCAATCGAACTTGCAGCACCTTGTACTCCTTGAGGACCAGTAGCACCGACAGCACCCTGAGCGCCTTGAGCACCTTGAAATCCTTGTGGACCTTGGAACCCTGCCACCCCTTGAACTCCTTGTGGTCCGGTAACGCCAACTGCCCCTTGAGCGCCTTGTGGACCTTGTGGACCTTGCGCTCCTTGAAATCCTTGTGGACCTTGAAATCCTGCTACCCCTTGAATGCCCTGTGGTCCAATAGCACCAACTGCGCCTTGAGCGCCTTGTGGTCCTTGTTGACCTTGAGCGCCTTGGAATCCTTGTGGACCTTGGAACCCCGCAATCGAACTTGCAGCACCTTGTACTCCTTGAGGACCAGTAGCACCGACAGCACCCTGAGCGCCTTGAGCGCCTTGAAATCCTTGTGGACCTTGAAATCCTGCTACCCCTTGAATGCCCTGTGGTCCAATAGCACCAACTGCGCCTTGAGCGCCTTGTGGACCTTGTGGACCTTGAGCGCCTTGGAATCCTTGTGGACCTTGGAACCCTGCCACCCCTTGTATGCCTTGTGGACCAGTAGCACCAACTGCGCCTTGTGCTCCCTGTGGACCTTGTGGACCTTGAGCGCCTTGAAATCCTTGTGGACCTTGGAATCCTTCTACTCCTTGAACTCCTTGTGGACCAGCAGCACCCACAGCACCCTGAGCGCCTTGTGGTCCTTGTGCTCCTTGTGGTCCTTGTGATCCGGAATAGCTTGAAGCGGGACCAGTCCAAATGCCTTCTGATGAAATTATTTCATTTAGATTTATAGATATGCCATTTTTTACAACGAAATTATTATTAGCTGCCATATTTTATTTCTTTTATTAATAAATCTATTTCTTTTTGTTGTTCTTTTATAGTTTCTATTATTAATGGAATTAATTTTTCATAATTAACCGTTAATAAATTTAAACCTGTGATGCTATTGTGATTTTCATCAATATCAAATGGTGCTAATGCAACAGCTTCTGGTATAATTTTTTGAACTTCTTGTGCTATAACTCCTATTTGTTTGCTATAATCTTTATATCCAAAGGTTTCTGCAAACTTATTTTGTTTATAAAAAATTCCATTTAATTGATATAATTTTTCACTAGCATTTTTTATAGATTCTATATTATCTTTTAACCTTATGTCAGAATAATACGAAGTTATGTTTCCGGTTGCTCTTATTTCTCCTGTTGGTCCTGCTGGGGTTCCAACTCCTAACGCAGTTACTGATGTTTGCAAAACATTAGATATCCCTTGAACGCCCTGCGGACCTTGTGGACCTTGGACTCCTTGTCTACCTTGGAATCCTGCTATTCCAACTGCTCCTTGAACTCCTTGTGGTCCAGTAACGCCAACTGCACCTTGTGCACCTTGTGGTCCCTGTGGACCTTGGACTCCTTGTCTGCCTTGAAATCCTGCAATAGAACTTGCAGCACCTTGAACTCCTTGTGGTCCAGTAACGCCAACTGCTCCTTGTGCGCCCTGTGGACCTTGTGGACCTTGGACTCCTTGTCTGCCTTGAAATCCTGCAATAGAACTTGCAGCGCCTTGAACTCCTTGTGGTCCAGTAACGCCAACTGCTCCTTGTGCGCCCTGTGGACCTTGTGCGCCTTGAAACCCTTGTCTGCCTTGAAATCCTGCAATAGAACTTGCAGCACCTTGAACTCCTTGTGGTCCAGTAACGCCAACTGCACCTTGTGCACCTTGTGGTCCCTGTGGACCTTGGACTCCTTGGACTCCTGTTACGCCGATTGCTCCTTGAACTCCTTGAGGACCAGTAATACCAACTGCTCCTTGTGCGCCCTGTGGACCTTGTGCGCCTTGAAACCCTTGTCTGCCTTGAAATCCTGCAATAGAACTTGCAGCGCCTTGAACTCCTTGGGGTCCAGTAGCACCGACAGCACCTTGTGCTCCCTGTGGTCCTTGCGCTCCTTGGACTCCTTGTCTACCTTGGAATCCAGATATGCCAACTGCTCCTTGAACTCCATGTGGTCCAGTAGCACCAACTGCACCTTGTGCACCTTGTGGTCCCTGTGGACCTTGGACTCCTTGGACTCCTGTTACGCCGATTGCTCCTTGAACTCCTTGTGGACCAGTAGCACCGACAGCACCTTGTGCACCTTGTGGACCTTGAGCGCCTTGAAACCCTTGTGGACCTTGGAACCCTGCAATAGAACTTGCAGCGCCTTGAACTCCTTGGGGTCCAGTAGCACCGACAGCACCTTGTGCTCCCTGTGGTCCTTGCGCTCCTTGAAATCCTTGTGGACCTTGGAACCCTTGTCTACCAACAACCCCTTGTATGCCTTGTGGTCCTGTAACTCCCGCAATTCCTTGAGACCCTTGTGGTCCTTGTGCTCCTTGTGGTCCTTGGAATCCTTGAACGCCTTGAAATCCTTGTGGTCCTTGCGGACCTTTTATGTTCGTTGTAGAAGCAATCCAAACAGAATTGTTGGAAATAACTGAAGTATTTCCAACAACTAATCCATTTTTTATTATTAGTTTAGATTGTTCTGCCATCTGATTAGTTTCTTAATGTTAAAAGTTCTTTAATTTGCTTTTGTTGTTCTTTTATAGCTTCTACTATTATTGGAATTAATTTTTCATATTGTACTGTTATGTAATTTTCCCCAGAAATGCTATTTCCATCGGAATCCGTATCAAAAGGAGCAGGTTTAACTATTTCAGGAGCAAAAGGTTTTATTTGCTGTGCTATCAATCCTATTTTTTTACTATAATCGTTATATCCAAACTTTTCTGCTAACTTATTTTGAGTAAAATAAATTCCACTTATACTTAATACTTTTTCTAAACAATTTTCAATTTTGTTTATATTTTTCTTTAATCTTTGATCTGAGTATGCTGCTATGATATTTCCAGATGCTCGTATTTCTCCAGTTCCGCCAAGTGCAGCATTTACTCCTAATGTACTAAGATTATTGGCAGGAATTATTAAATTTGCTCCTTGGAATCCTTGTCTGCCTTGGAATCCTGCTATTCCAGCAACTCCTTGAGGACCAGTAGCACCTACAGCGCCTTGTGCTCCTTGTGCTCCTTGCGGACCTTGTGCGCCTTGGAATCCTTGTCTGCCTTGGAATCCTGCTATTCCAGCAACCCCTTGAGGACCAGTGGCGCCAACTGCTCCCTGTACGCCTTGTGGTCCCTGTGGACCTTGGACTCCTTGTCTACCTTGAAATCCTGCTATTCCAACTGTCCCTTGAACTCCTTGCGGTCCAGTAGCGCCAACAGCACCTTGTACACCTTGTGGTCCCTGTGGACCTTGGACTCCTTGTCTACCTTGGAATCCTGCTATTCCAATAGCACCCTGAACTCCAGTATTACCAGTAGCACCAACAGCGCCTTGAACGCCTTGTGGTCCTTGTGGTCCTTGTGCGCCTTGGAATCCTTGTCTTCCTTGAAATCCTGCTATTCCAGCATTACCAGTAGCACCTACAGCGCCTTGTGCTCCTTGTGGACCAGTAGAACCTTGAAACCCTTGTCTGCCTTGAAATCCTGCTATTCCAATAGCACCTTGCACACCAACATTACCAGTAGCACCTACAGCGCCTTGTGCTCCTTGTGGTCCAGTAGAACCTTGTATTCCTTGTCTACCTTGAAATCCTGCTATTCCAATAGCACCTTGCACACCAGCATTACCAGTAGCACCAACTGCTCCCTGAACTCCTTGTGGTCCCTGTGGACCTTGTGTGCCTTGAAACCCTTGTCTGCCTTGGAATCCTGCTATTCCACTATTTCCAGTAGCACCAACTGCTCCCTGAACGCCTTGAGGACCAGTAGAACCTTGTATTCCTTGTCTACCTTGAAATCCTGATATTCCGATAGCGCCCTGAACTCCAGCATTTCCAGTAGCACCAACCACGCCTTGTACGCCTTGAGGACCAGTAGAACCTTGAACGCCCTGCCTACCTTGAAATCCTGCTATTCCGATAGCACCCTGAACTCCAATATTACCAGTAGCACCCAAAGCACCTTGTACGCCTTGAGGACCAGTAGAACCTTGTACTCCTTGTCTACCTTGGAATCCTGCTATTCCAGTAAATCCAACATTTCCAGTTATCCCAATATTTCCTTGAAATCCTTGATCTCCGGTTATATTTGTTGATGGACCTACCCAATGACCAGTTGAATTTGCGACAAGAGTATCCCCAACAATTAATCCGTTTTTTATTTCAAAGGGTTTATTTGTTGCCATTTTATACCAAGATTAGTTGTCTTGTTAATTTTACTACGGTAGTAGCATTGGTTGGAGTAAATAATAAATTCATATTACCGGAAGTAATTGTAGCATCAAATGTTCCTAGAGAAGCATTTGTGAATATTTCTCCATATTGAGCGAGATAAACTGTTGTGCCGTTATGTATTAGTTTTAGTGTTATTGTATGATAATTTGTAGATGAAGTCATTTGCACTTCATAAGTTGCTGTTCTATATGTTGCTGCGGGAAAGCTGTCTAGTGTAATTTGATTTGTGGTTGTGGTAGTATAATTTTCCGAAATTAAAACTGTAGAAGGTCCGATTTGAACGTCGCCAGAATATTGGGCAAGTTTTACTAATCCAGTGTCTAAAACTTCTATAGAAGGAATACCAGAAATATCATTAACAGAGAATATTGTTCCAGACATTGAGTCTGTGATAGAGAATAATTGTCCGGCGTTACCTTCAAAAGAAAGTGTTCCGTTTGAAGTTGGGTATACATTAAGAACAATATTCTTAGCATTTGTTGATGCGTCTGCTGCGGAAAACGTAATTTTTGGGTTAGTATTTGCTATACCAACATTAGGTTGAATTACTATATTTTGTTCGTTTAATGCCATTTGGTATTCTCTAAGGAGTTGTTATTTAACTATTTATATCCCGAAGCGATTGCGAGAAGCGTTAAAATTTTGTTGAATTTCTGCTGCGGATAATGCTCTGTTATACGCCATAACACTCGATATTTCAATATTGCCAAACAAACTAGCTCCTCCCCTACAACCTATATAAAATTTTCTGTTACCGAAATTATTAGTATTATTAGCATATCCAGAAAGGGGGTTAGATATTTCGTCTTTTATAACACCGTTGCTGTATATAAGATTTTCTTTGGAAGTTTGTGAAGTGTCGTGTATTATAATATTAGAATGCCAATTGGAATCGTTTAATAAAGTTTTAGAATATACTCCTATATTATATCCAACATTTCCTCTAACACTAGCAAAAATATCATAATTCGCTCCAACAGAATTATCAGAAAATGATGCTACAAAACAATCGGTATAACTGTTAAAATTTGGACCTAATTCATATAGAACTTTTGGAGAAGTCCCATAGGATAATACTTTTACTGAAAATAAAACTGTTACCGCATTGGTTGTTGATAAATTTAGAGGATTAATCGTTTCTACATAATCATTTATTCCGTCTAATACAAATTTGCCATTATTTTCTGTAGAATAAACTGGTCCATTTACTAAAGAAGCGTGATTACCATTTCCACTCAAATCATACCAAACAGCACCTGATCCAGGATAACTTTTTGGATTAGCAGCATCTAAACATAAAACTAATCCATTAGTAACAATACTTGCTCCGTGACCCAAACTCACTTACATTTCCTCCATTGGAGCAGTCCATTCTAATCCATTTAATATTTCTAATATTTCTTCGTAAGTATACGGACCTTCTGTATTCTCCAAAGTAGAAACAAATTCTGGCTGTTCTCCATCCCATTTAACAAACGTTTTGGAACCATCCACAGAACGTCTAACCGTTTCGGCAGAAGTTTCTAATACTTGACTAAAATCAACTTTTGATAATTCCGAAGTTGGAAAGATTATAAAATTTCTATCATTATATTCCATATCTGCTCCTTGTAGCGTTGAAGTTTTGTTGAATTTCTGTGGCGGATAATGCTTTGCTGTATACAGAAATATTAGAAGCTTTCCCTTGAAATTTAGATGACGTTGAAATGTCATTAAACAAATTATATAAAAGAATACCAGAATTTTCTACATTTGGAATTTCACATACTAATTGTCCGTTTAAATATGCTTTATAGGTAGAATTAGTATCCATAGATTCCACTAAATTTATAGTGGTATTCCCGTCAAAAATGTCATATAATTCATTGGCTGTTAAAATTGTTTGCGATGCTCCGATAATAGTTAAGTCTACAGGTGTTTTGTTAACCCACGCAAATACAAACCCATCTAAATATCTGATATTATAAAAATTTGTAGATAGATTTACACAAGATTCAAAATCAGAAGTAAGACCAAATATGTCTGTTACAAAAGTCCCATCATATATGTCTAATCCTACGAATCTACTTACAGCACTGCCTTGATATGTAGTGAATGAGCCACCAACATATAACAAACCTGAACTATCTGCTAATATAGAAAGCACAGCACCGTCAAACCCAGTACCATAAACAAAAGAAGTTTCTATTGACCCGTCAGTGTTTAATGTAATTATTCGGTTTGCTGCGGTTCCGTTATATGTAGTAAACGCTCCCCCAACATATAACCATGAAAAGTCATAACTGTATGATATTGATCTAACAACACCATTAAACCCAGTACCATAAACAAAAGAAGCATCTATCGACCCAGTAGAGGTTAATTTAACCATGCGATTTACTGCCGTTCCATTATATGTAGTGAACCCTCCCCCAACATATAAATCTCCGTTTTCGTCAAACTCTATACAAAGGACTTGATCATTAAACCCAGTACCATAAACAAAAGAAGCATCTATCGACCCAGTAGAGGTTAATTTAATAATTCGGTTTGCTGCGGTTCCGTTATAAGAAGTAAAATTTCCTATAACATATATGCCTCCATTAATTGGATCTATGTAAATTGCTGTTACTACATTATTAAACCCAGTACCATAAACAAAAGAAGTATCTATTGAACCGTCAGTGTTTAATTTAATAATTCGGTTTGCTGCGGTTCCGTTATAAGAAGTAAAGGAGCCAACAACATAAATATTTCCTGAACTGTCTTCTGCGGAAAATGCCGTAGAAAAATTAAATCCAGAAGTAGATGTTCCGAAACCAGTATCTAACGATCCATCAGAATTATATCGTTTGAATCCTATTTTTCCATATTTACTATATTGGCTAAGGTTTTCGCATACATATATTTTCCCAGAATAATATGTAGATGCTGTTATGTGAACTGGAGTGGATAGGTATCCTACAGAACCTGTATTAAATCCTTGATCGACCGCTGTGAAAATAGAATTCATCTTAAAAATTTTAGGGATTCTTTCTGAACCAACAAAATTGGTTACATAGTTAGAACAAATATAAAAAGTGCTACCTATTGAGCTTTTAGGTGTTATATATGTAGTATCCGTTTGAGTTGTTAGTGGGACAGAACAAGGGTATCCTAGATAATTACCTTCAACAGCATAAAATACAGAAGCTCCTATTTTAGTGGAATTAAATACAGGACTTATCCAACACGATAGAGTCCACCCACTTCCTGATTTAAACGCCATAGGGTTTTGTTTAACGTAATCATCAACGCCATCGAACACAATTACCCCTTGAGATTGGTATGATGGACCATTGATTAAATCTGAATTTTGATTTCCGCCAGTTAAAATTTGATTTGATGTTGCAGAGGATCTTATACCATTTACAAAAACAGTCGGATACGTTTTTTGTTCTACTTGTATATCCCAAATATCTATAATATCACCAACTTGAAATGTTGGTGTATCAAAAAATCTATATGTCGAATCATAAGTAATTCTTTTCGCCGTTGCTGAAGCAAAAATATAATCGCCTGTATCTATAATTAATCTGTCGCCAACATTAACATCACAAAAATCGTTTATTAAAAAGTTGGTTAATCCAGAAATGACTTTATATTTGTATGATAATGTATATGTTTGGTTGTTTACTAACAAACCATTAGGAATTGATATTCTAATTAGCCCACTAGTGTTACACTGAACGCGATATTTACTATTTGCCTCTACAGTTGTCACTGAAAAAGAACCCGTTAATGTTCCAATAGACCCAACAAAAGTTCCGGAAGAATACATTAAATTTGTAGTGGTTTCTCCGGATATAGTTTCTGAACGATTGCCTTTTACTAAATTAAACCAATTATTTCCAGTTCCTGGATAACTTTTTGGATTAGCAGCATCTATACATAATACCAAATTATCAGTAACAAGTTTACTATTATATGCAGTTGCCATATTATTCCTCTACTATTAATGAAGGTACATCTTTTCTTTCTGCCGTTATATCCCAAAAGAATTCGTATTCTTTAGTAAAAATGCTAGTAGTTTCGTCAATACCCACTGTAAACCGATTTTCTTTAATGTTAATGTCTTCTACCCATAATACTTTACCGTGTTTAATATTTGTTAATTGAATATTAACATCTTCTTCATGAACCAAATCTCTAAAGTAATATGGTAAGGTTACTACTCCTTTTCCGTTAATAACTTTTCCTTTACCTGTTAATCTTACTCCGTGATATGGAGATTCCAACGAACCATATCTTAATCGTTTATTTGGATCGGAAGGATGAACGATATCGAACGATTTTGTGGTAGCATTTAATGCACCCGAAATACCAACGCCACCAGTTACAATTAATGTTCCTGTTGTAGTATTAGTAGAAGCAGTATTTGCAGTTAGAGTTAATGTATTTGCTTTAGCAGTCCCCACAACTTCAAATTTGTAATTTGTAGTATTAGAACCAATTACTACATTACCCGAATTTAAAATTGCTAATTGGATATTATTTGCTGAGTCTCTAAACCAATGATTGGAATTTGAAGGTCTACCAGAAACATAATTCATTCCGTGAGACAATCCGGCGAATTCTGAACCATAAAAATCGTATACTATTCTTGAAGTCGTATAACCAGAATAATTGACTTTAAAATTGATGCCAGTAGCCCAACCAGAAGAATTGTCTAATGTTAGAATTGGTACACAAGCACCGGCGCTTTCGGTTATGTGTAACTTTGTTGTTGGTGTTGTTGTCGCAATCCCAAACCTACCATTTGCAACATCAAACGCAAACGCATTATTAGTATATCCAGCAAGAGTTCCGGAAGTAGCAGAAACCAATTGTGGATAATATGTTCCAGAAGTAGCGTTGGTTATTACTTCAAAATTAGCGACATTGGCAGTTAAATTTGACGCAGTTCCAGTTAAACCAGTTCCTTCTCCATAGAACGTAGTGGCATATAAATTACCATCGTAATTTAATCTAGTAGTATTTGTTGGTGCAGTTGAACCACCATCAAACTGACCAGCAGTTTTCGTAGTTCCATTATATTCAATAAACGATGGAGTTGTGGAACCAGCGGTAACACCTCTATCGCCCGGAATTGTTCCTGTAGTCAAATTCGAAGCATTAGAAGCGTTTGTGTTTGTGGTATTTGCTTGGTTATAAGCAGAGTTTGCTTGGATAAATGCTGCAGTAATAGAAGTATTCTGAGTCGCGTTTATATTTGTTTGCAGAGTATTATTAGAACTTAACCAACTTGTTAAATTAGTAATATTTGTGTTCTGGGTAACATCAGTTCCTTCAATGACAGTCAATCTTGTATTTTGAGTATTATCTACTCCTTGTATATTAGATATTGTTGTGGATGTTAGTACATCTATTCCGTTAATTTTATAGGTTTTACCAGAAGCAATGTCAATATTTTCGCTAGAAGTCCACGAAGAAGTTGCGTTAATCCAATTCCAAGTTTTATCTGTTGTTCCTCTAACAGTAATACCACCGCCATCAGCAGTAATATTCGTAGGAGAAGCAACATTTGCTAAAGTTATGTTCTTGTCTTCTACAGCAATAGTATCAACATCAAGAGTGGTTGTAGTGCCTTGAACCGCAACATTACCAGTAATAACAACATCTCCTGTGATTGTCCCACCAGAAGAACTAAATTTAGTATTAGAAGATAAGAATGCGGCATTAGCATGAGTAAATGCTGCTTGAGTAAATGTGTTTTGAGTAACATCAACACCTTCAATAACAGTCAATCTTGTATTTTGGGTATTATCAACTCCAGCAATCAAACTTACATTAGAACTTAACCATGATGTTAAATTGCTAATATTGGTGTTCTGAGTAACATCAACACCTTCAATAACAGTCAATCTTGTATTCTGAGTATTATCTACTTCCTGTATAGATAATATATTTGTATTTTGGGTATTATCAACTCCAGCAATCAAACTTACATTAGAACTTAACCATGATGTTAAATTGCTAATATTAGTATTTTGGGTAGTATTAATTCCCTGTAATAATGTTACATTAGAATTTATTACATTATTGGTGTAAATTAAATTGTTTGTATTAGCAGTATCTGTATACCCTGTATAATAACTACCATGTTCGCCATCTAATTTATCGGAATTGCCAACATCTAAATTCGATTGAGGTTTATTCTCCCATCTATTATTCGCACTCCAAATAATAACATCGTTTGCTGAAATATTAGTAATCTTAACGTCACGTGCTTCTGATAATTCATATCCAAAATCTGGACGAACCATCAAAATGCCATTATTAGAAGATGGAGAATTAGAAACTCTAACAACTGCTGCTAATGTTATAGCATAATCTGGGGCAGTAGGTCTTGTATTAGAAAATGCTCCAGGATTGTTATTATCTAGATATAAAATATCTCCAAGAGAATAATTGTACGTGTCAACGTCATTAACCTTACCAAACCAAGTTACATATCCCCAATTATTTTGAGGAATAGTTTGGGTGGCAACACCAACAATCCATCTAGGTTCAAATCCAGTAACTTGTGTATTTGCTAATCTTAATAGAAGACCATCTCCTTGAGCGCCAGCGAACATAACAATTTTACCATTTTGGATGGTTTCTGTTGCTCTACCATAGATATGAGATTCTTGTCCTACTTGTAATGTAACTCCATTTAGTAGTTCCATATCATATGTTGAATATGTATTATTCCACGAGATATTTTTCAATCCCTCGGAAGAGTTCATATACAATCCATTTAAAGAAATAAATGAATTTGCATCTCTTACGACTACAGTATTTGCAGCGTTTGATGTTGCAGTATTATAACCATCGAGTAAATCTACGTTGAGATTTTCAACTTTTGTAGTTGATGAGACGGTTAGAGGTGGAGTTCCCGTAGAAACAAGAGCTGTTAATGTATTGGTTGATACATTATTGGCAGAAACAATATCTTGATAATTGGCATCTATACCATGCCTAGTGGTAAACTTTTTTGTTGACATCCCGATTCCCTATCCTCGGAGGTTTATTTAGTATTTATACTAAGATTTAAAAAATATTAACAAAGAAAATTCATCTTGCAATCTCTGTAATACGCAACCACATAGATGTAGGAGAGTTATCTATAATTATACCATCATCGGCGCTGTCTCTACGAGCACCAACTTGTATTTGTTTTGTTGATGTGCTAGAATTTGTGTATCTACCCGTCAATGGGAATAATACTCCCGAACGACCGCTTGTACCCTGATTATTATCATTAGCCATCTGCCAAGCGTATGCAATTTCAGTGTTATCAACTAATAATTGCGAATACCAACTATCATCGGTGGTTCCTTGTGGTTGATATTTTGATAGATGATAGTGAATGATCAAATAACTCGATGAACTAACAGGAGTATAATTATAAGTAATAAAATTCACTGTTGATCCTGTCGTTGCAATAGTCGTACTAACGACAGTAACTTGACTATTATCCAACATAGTATCTTTTATCACTTGACCTGCGGTATAAGATCCCGGAGTAATTGTACCTTTATTTGATATGTTGCCGCTGTTGGTTATTGTAAATATAACATTAGTATAGGTGCTATCAATTATTTCGATGCTTCCTGTACTATTTAAACGAACCGTTTTGTTTGGATCGGTTGTTCCTGGAGCAATATTTGTTGCTTTTAATAAATCGAAATATGTTGTTCCTCCGATTGTGTTATTTCCAGATAACATCAATAATGCGCCACTATTAGCCCCATTATATTTTGAAAATAATTGACCAGAGGGTATTTTTGAAATTGCTCTTGAATTCGACATATATTATACTACAATTGAGGTTTTTGTGAATTTAATACTATTGCTATTGTTGGTAGGAGATATCAATAATCTCACAGATCCTCCGGAAACGTCTGTATCATAACTCATTAATACGCCATTTGTTGTAATTAAACCATATTCTGTAATATAAGAAGTGGTTCCATCATGAATCAACAATAATTCACTTATTTGATAACTTGTCGAACTTGTGACTTGTATTTGATATTTCACGGATCTATATAACGCGGTTGAAAATAAATCCAATACTTGATTTGCGCTATTTGTCGTAGTTATTATATTATTCGAATCAATATTTCCATATATTAAACTATAAGAATTTGCAACATTTACATCGTTATACCATTTTTGTATTGAAACGTCGTCACCTAAAGGTGCTGGAGACGATAATATTATAGATGTTCCATTTGTTGCCGTATAGTCGGAAGAATTTAAAAGTACACCATTTACAAATACTTTAATTTTACCTATATTATATCCATTTGTAATGGAAAATTCTGTTTGATTATTTGCGGCTGTGAATTCTTGATACGCTAAGTTTGTTGATGTAGGACCAGATCCAGAACTGTTAAATGCTAAATTTGCTAAGTTATAGACAGCGTTTAATGCGTTTGCTGTTGCTACTAACACAATAGAATTCGAATCAACTCCATCGTATAATTGAACAACACCCTCTTCAAAAACTGTTCCGGATTTTACTCCAATAGTAAATTTATCATTAACAGAATCTGGAGTTAATGTTATTGCTCCCGTAGAGTCTATAGATAAAATATCAGAATTGGATGTTGCAATTAATAATGAAGAATTTACATTTAGAACAGAATATGCGTTTGTTGTGGTATCTGTTCTTACGGTTCTTATAACATTAGAAGGATCTTTATAGAATAAAATACCGTCAGCGGTATTAATCGCTATTTCGCCGCTTTCTAAACTACTAGGAACATTTCCAGGTACTATAGATTTCTTTAATTGAATTACTGTGTTCGCCACTTAATATCTCTTAAAATGTTCCGCCGTCTTTAGAATAGGAATCTACTTCTTCTTTAATTTCTTTAGTTACTACGGGAGCGTTTTTAGCATCAAATTTTCTTCTTTGTGCTGGCGTCATTTGTAGATATTCTATTTTAGAGTTTAATTCTTCTATTTTCTTTTCGTATCTTAACGCGAGTTTTTCTTTTTCTTTTTCTTTATTTTGTAATTCTTGTCTTGCAGAAATCAACTCGTTCTTAAAAGTATTTAAGTGGTTTGTTTCTGCTCTTATTTGTTCGAATTCGTTTTTTAATCTACCAATTTCTGTATTTTTATCGAGTAGTTGGTGGTCCTTTTCTTCTATGTTCTTTTCTATGTCGTTAAATTCTTGTAACTTATTTTCTAAAATTTCGACCTTCTTTTTTAATTCTTCTTGATCTTCTGCATTGATTTTTGCTTGCGCTTGGAATACTATATTTTTTCCCAAAGCGTCATGAAAGGTTGACGTCAACAATTCAACATAAGCGTTAAAAAATCTCTCATTATTCATTTATCACCCCTATTAATAAAAAACCGTAGAAAAGAATATATTTTTCCTTCCTACGGTTATTATTTATATGTTTTTACTAAAGATCTTTTTTAGAAAGATCCGCCATCAAGATGACCGAATTTTACTCCAGTTGCCGCAGCAAATTGTAATACATGACCGTCAGAAGCAGAATTTGTATAAGACATAGCATTTCCACTTCCGGAATAGAATACTGCTGAGTTTGCGTTTGGATTGGTGAAACCAAGACCACCACCAAGCAAATCTAATGTTCCAAAAGTAGGAGCGCCAGAACCGCCAGATATAAACGCTTGTCCTGTTGTTCCAACTGTATTGAATAGATACGATGTACCATTACTATACGCAACAGAACCAGCAGAACCAATTGCCGCAGCATTAGTACCGCCATGAGCGATAGGTAGAATATCTGCTACGTGAGTGGCTAGACCAACTTTTCCGTAAGAAGGTGCTACACCAGTACCACCAGAAAGTAAAACGCTACCAACAGAAACGTCGCTTAATACTGTTAGAGAAGTAGAACCATTAGCAAAAATTATATCGCCGACGGTATAACTTCTTAGTCCAGTACCACCATCTGAAGGTTGGATTGCTTGATGTAAATTAGATATTACACCACCAGTTACATTAGCTCTTAATGTTGCGGTATTAGCAACAGTAATGGAAGCAGAAGGAATCGTATTTCCTGTGGGGTCGTCATCCAAGCCTTTAAATAAGAAATATTGTTTAGAATCCGAAATGGTTCTGGCTAAACCAGAGAATTTAACTCCAGAGTCGTTATAAGTTCCATAGAAACCGATATCTAAACCATCGCCAGAAGTATTATTGTTTGCAAGTTTAATTAGAGAGTCTTCTACAAACAAACTAGAAGTATTAACTGTTACTGTGTTACCAAGTACGGTTAAATCGCCGGAAACTGTTAAATCGCCACCAACAGTTTGTCCGCCAGAAGTTCTAATAACAGTATTATCAACGAATATAGAAATATTATCGTCGGTTACTGTGGTGGTAATTCCATCTCCACCTTGGAAATTCAAAGTCTCTGTTAATAGAGAAACGCCATCAGAACCAGTATCGCCAGTTATATTAAGTGTTGTTGCAATGGAAACATTAGCTGCTGCAGTAACAAGACCTTTACCGTTTACCGTAAATACTGGAATTTGAGAAACGCCACCAAACGTTCCAACGTTGTTATTTACTGTTGCGAAAGTTAATCCAATACCGGCATTAGCAGTTCCGTCTATAGATGCAGAACCAGACGCATCACCAAAAACAAATACGTCTCTTGCGGTTTGCCATTTCGTTGCTGTATTAGCGTTACCCCATAAACTAGCATTAACAACAGTGGCGGAAAAACTTCCGTCAGAATCTCTCTTAACAATGGTAGAACCAGTATTAGAAGAAGTGGCGGCATCTAGCATTTGTGTATAGGTATTGCCGCCTATAACAACAACTCCAGTAGTAGCGTCACCAATTGCTATTTTACCAGATTGGAACGAATATGCTAACTCACCGTAATTTAGTGTGGTTGGTAACGCTGTGGTTTGAGAGCGTTTTATTTGGATGATTGTATTTGCCATTTATTTTCCTAATTTTTTAAAATAATCCGCCATCAATATTGTTTATGTCAATAGAAGAAGAGTCTATCCTTTTGGATACATATTTACCTGTTACAGCATTAAATACCAACACGTTACCGTCCACAGGACTAAAAGAGTAAACGTCTTCTAACTGAGATATTTTTTTAGCTCCATAATTTATAGATTTTACAGAATAATCTTGTTGGTTATCAACTTTAACATTAATAGTATTATCATAAGTCACATTACCAACTCTAGTTGGGTTTTGCCCATTGACTTTTACTGATACTGCTCTGATTGACATTTTAGTTTCCTAATTTTATTAGTATTTATAAAAATGTCAAACTTATATTTTAGTTGAACTAGGTTCTACGTGAATAATCCCTTCCAAAACTTTTGATCTATTAGTGGGGTTTGATGTATTTGTTATAAAAACGTCATAAACATACCTTCCAGATTTAATGTTTTGTGTAGTATTTGCAGATAGTGATAAATTTATAATCCCTAATTGGGTATTAGCAACATTTGCAGAAAAAGAAGCAGCAACGTTCGCAGACCAATAAGATTTTCTTATATCAGATTTTACGTTAGAATTGGTAAGATTATATGGATAACCGTTTAATCCGTCTAATGTGATATTAACGGAATAATCTTCCCCTTGTTCCAAAAATAATTCTAAATATCCTGCTGACATATTAGTTTCCTATTTTAGATTTTAGTTCGTCAATTTGTTTTTGCTGTTCTTTAATTGCCTCAATTAGAACACCTACGATATTACCATAAGCAACTGAAAGTATTCCATCGGAATTTTCTACAACAACTTCTGGAAGAACTTCTTGAACCTCTTGAGCAATTACACCGATTCCTTTCTTATTGGAGTCAATCTTGGTAAAAGACACACCTCTTAGATTTAAAACTTTATCTAAAGAATTTTCTAATGTAATAACATCTTTTTTCAGCGTTTTGTCGGAATATGCAGTAACGTTTCCAGAAGCAGTGAAATCTCCTGAGGGACTTAAAATTGCAGTTCCAGTTCCGGCAGACATTCCAGTATTACCGGAACCGATATTAGACATCCAAAAATTACCATTAGCACCAACATCTTTAATAATTCTAGCATGATAATCATATTGCCCAGGAGTTCCTGCTGAATGAAAGTCGATTAAAGCTCCCCTATCGCCTGTTCCTTGTCTTCCCAGTTCAATAGTCCCAACACTACTAAATTCGGAGGTTCCAATTATTGCGGTAGTAGCAGTAATTTGTCCGTTACCATCTCTAGCGACAATTTTGTTTGCTGTATTAGTTGTTGTAGCATCTACTGCCCAAGTGGTTGCAGCAGAACCGTCAAAATTGCTGCCTGTTAAATATGTTCCTCTGGTTAAAATGTTATTTACTTTACTTGCAGTAGACGCATTACCAGATAAAGATGCTGTAATTGTTCCTGCAGAGAAATTACCAGAACCGTCTCTAACAACAATTTTGTTTGCTGTATTAGTTGTTGTAGCATCTACTGCCCAAGTGGTTGCGTTATAGCCAGTATAATTAGAACCAGTTAAATACGATCCTACAGTTAATGTTGCTGGAGTGTATTCGTACCAAGTTGTTGCGTCGTTTGTACCACCCCAAACCCTTGCCGGAGTTCCTGCTTGATCGGTGTTGTCAAATGCTATACCAAGAGTGGAATACGGAATATTCCACGATGATGTTGCAGCAGACCAACCACCGACTTGCAGTCTATTGTTAGTTCCTAGACCAAAATATGTAGCGTAAGCTCCTGGTCTATGAAATGCTATGAATGCTGCGGAAGAACTGTTTGGTCCTTGGATTTCAATACCACCAAGAGAACCTGTTGAAGTTCCTAAAGAAGACGATGCTTGAGAACCAGTAGCAAGTATTCTCGTAGAAGACGAGAATTGTCCAGTTACTGATAAAGTAGAACTAAATGATCCTGTCGATACGCTAACGGTTCCAGCACCACCAATACCAGTAGCAGTACCGTTGATGTTCATTGTCTGACCGCTGATAAAACTTGCGACAGCAGCAGCACTAGCAGTTCTATAAAAATTATCAGAAGTCTTCGATATAATTCCAGTCACACCAGTAGTAACTGAATTATCAGAAGAATTAAAATAAGATGAGGTAATTGTTCCTGCAGAGAAATTACCAGATCCATCTCTAGCAACAATTGTAGAAACGGTATTTGCACTTGTAGCATTAGAAGCTATTGTTGGATTTCCAGCAGATCCATCGGCATTAGTAATAGAAATTCCTGTTCCAGAAACAGCGATAGACCTAGCAGTTATTGTACCAGAAGATGTTCTAGTAAATAATCCAGTAGTTGTCATGTCGTGAAGGTTTAATGCTTGTCCAGTTAAACCAATAGTCCATGATCTATTTGTAGATAAATCTGTAGCAGAACCGCCGCCAGTAATACCAGTTCCATTCGCTATTGTCAATGTTCTGCTTGTTGGAACCATAGTACCCGCAGTTAATACAACATTACCAACCGGAAGAGTAACAGAATAGTTGGACGTTACGTCAGAAGTAATGAATTCCCAATAATTGGTGTTATTAGTATCCCATATTCTTACGGTACTAGTTCCTGGTTTTAGGTCTATAGCTCCTAATCCAACCCCGGTATCTAGAGTTATCGCCCCAGTACCTTTTGTAGATATGGTTAGACCAACATTACTATCAAACTGCCCCTCTGTTGATATCAACACTGGAGATCCGTTTGCAGCGTTTGTTATGGTTGCATAATTCACACCAGAAGTAACACCTACTGTGTTTAGTGTTGTTGTTCCGTTGGTTCCAAAAAGATTTGGAACGAGTATATTCGCAGAACCATTAAAGGACACTCCATTAATATTTCTTGCAGTTTGTAAAGTAGTTGCAGTAGAAGCATTACCGCTTAAAGCTGCGGTAATTGTTCCCGCAGAGAAATTACCAGATCCATCTCTAGCAACAATTTTGTTTGCTGTATTAGTTGTTGTAGCATCTACTGTCCAAGTGGTTGCTGCAGATCCGTCAAAATTGCTGCCTGTTAAATATGTACCTCTGGTTAAAATGCTGTTTACTTTAGATGAGCTGGTTGCATTACCGCTTAAAGATGCGGTAATTGTTCCTGCAGAGAAATTACCTGAAGCATCCCTAGCAACAATTGTAGAAACGGTATTTGCACTTGTAGCATTAGAAGTTATTGTTGGATTTCCAGCAGATCCATCAGCATTAGTAATAGAAATTCCTGTTCCAGAAACAGCGATAGATCTTGAAATTATAGATCCGGCAGAGTTTCTGGTAAATAGACCAGTAGTTGCTAAATCATGTAAGCTCCTTGCTTGTCCAGTTAATTGGAACTGTCTATTAACGCTTAAATTGGTAGTCGCGTCGGTTGCGATACCTCCAGAAGCAGTAATAGTTAAAGAAGTTGGAACCATAGTGCCGGGAACTAGAGTAGTATTTCCAGCGGCAAGATTTAACAAATAATTAGCTGTTGTATCTCCAGTAACAATTTCATGATAATTTGAATTATTGTTGTCCCAAATTCTAACATTAGTTGATAAAGGTTTTAGGTCTATTTGTCCAGTTAACCCCGAAACCACTAATTTATTATTAACATTTGCTTCTTCAGCAATAAAAGCGTCGTTGTTTGCTCGAAAATCTCTAGTAAATATTGTTTGGGTTACAGAAAGATTTTGGGTATTAGCAAAATTGTTTGCTTGTAAGCTGTTTGAAACAACTATTGGAGAAATTACATTAGTGTTTGCAACAACAAAGTTAGATAATGTTGTTCCTGTTACCGACAATGTTGATATACCACCAAAAACTGTATTAGTTCTATTTAAATATACTGGCGTTGTCCCTATAGTTATTGCTGAATTTGCGTGTGTATAAACAGAATTTGCATGTGTATAAGCAGAATTAGAATTTAAGAATGCAGAATTTGCGTGTGTTCTTGTTAGAGAATGTACTCTAGAAGAAGGAACTCTTACGGAACTAGTTTCATTTAGATTATCAGCAATATCTAACTCTAGCAATAAATTAGTATAAATTTTACTGTTGGCGGTAGAATTAGGAACATCGACTGCTCTCCATCTTAAAGATAGATCGGACCAAGATATTGCTGCGTCAGAGTTTGCAGAATACCATATACCATTTGCCTCATCTAATTTTCTATTAACAATCAGTTCTGCAGGAATGGTGTTGGTCCACCAAGAAGGGCTGTTAGCACTTAATCTTATTGATTTACCATCATACTGAGTAGCCCCTAAAACTTTTAAGTCTCCTCCAACAACCATGTTTGAAACTATCGAAGCATTATTGAATAGTGCTTCTCTTGAATATACATTATATACAGATGGATTTTGGCTGTTATCTAGATATCCTACACTATTAGCTTGAACTAGATTTGATGCGTATAAATTGGTAGTATTTGCATTATTTACTACTAAAATGTTAGTATTAGATATAAAATCATTTGTAAATATTCTCTGAGTTACTGATAGGTTTTGAGTGTTTGCTGCACTATTTGCTTGCAAAATCGCAGTAAATACGTTACTACTACCGTGTAAAGTAGGAGAAGTAACTAATGAATTAGCTGAAACAGTATTAGTTATTACATTAGTATTAGATTGAACAGTTTCAGTGACAACTCTAGTATTAGCTTGGACAATACCTGTCACAACTCTAGTATTTGCTAAAACATCATTAGTTATTACATTAGTATTAGCTTGGACAATACCTGTCACAACTCTAGTATTTGCTAAAACATCATTAGTTATTACATTAGTATTAGATTGAACAGTTTCAGTGACAACTCTAGTATTTGCTAAAACATCATTAGTTATTACATTAGTATTAGATTGAACAGTTTCAGTGACAACTCTAGTATTAGCCTGAATATATCCAGAGAATACATTACTACTACCATGTAAAGTAGGAGAAGTAACAACAGTATTAGCAGAAACAGTATTAGAATGAACTATATTATTTGCCTGAACAATACCTGTTACAACTCTAGTATTAGCCTGAACATATCCAGAAAATACATTACTACTACCATGTAAAGTAGGAGAAGTAACAACAGTATTAGCAGAAATAGTATTAGATATTACGGTATTGTTTGCTTGAACGAATCCTGCAACAACTCTAGTATTTGCTAAAACATCATTAGTTATTACGTTAGTATTAGCTTGAACAATACCAGTAACTACTCTAGTGTTAGCTTGAGCGTAGTCGGTATATATGTGGGTGTTCGCTTGAACAATACCAGTAACTACTCTAGTGTTAGCTAAAATGTCGTTTGATAGTATAGAATTATTAGATTGTAAAGTCGCTGTAATTATTCTAGTATTAGCTAAAGCAGTATCTGTTATAACTCTAGATTGAGATTCAATAACATCAGTAACAATTAAATTATTTGCTTTAAGAAATCCTGTATAAACGTTCGAAGAAGCTTGAACTGTAGGAGTAACTATAGAACTATTAGCAGAGATTGTTGCAGTAAATATGTTAGTATTAGCTTGAACTATACCTGTAACAACTCTCGTATTAGCTTGAACATAATCGGTGAATACGTTACTGCTACCATGCAACGTTGGAGTAGTAACCAAAGAGTTGGCGGAAACGGTATTAGCAATAACGGTATTATTTGCTTGAACAATACCAGTAACGATTCTGGTATTAGCTTGTACATATCCGCTGAATACGTTACTACTACCATGTAATGTTGGCGAAGTAACTATTGAGTTAGCAGTAACTGTATTAGCAATAACAGTATTATTCGCTTGAACAATACCAGTAACGACTCTCGTATTTGCAACAGCAACCCCTGTTTGTAAATTTGTATTCGCTTGCAAGTAATCTACAAAGGCGTCATCAGTTACAGAAAGATATCTAGTATTTGCAGAAGTATTTGCCTGCAATCTATCGGTATAAGATAAACCTATAACATGAGAATTTACAGACACAAATAAATTTCTATTAGTAGAAATATTATTTGCAGCATATATAAAATTATTACTTACCAAATTTCCAACTGTAACGTTCGCAGAAAATTGTGCAGTATTCCCAGATAAATTGTAATAAATTATTTGATTGTTTGCTTGTATTAAATTTACATTGGCTGTTTCTAGAATATCTACGCTATTGGCAAATAGAGATTTAGCAAGAGTAACTATACCGTAACTATTGTTAACATTTTCATAACCAATTCCGGTTAAGTAAGAAGCATAATTTTGATATCCACCAGAAAATATTGAAGTTCCGTTCGAATACAACGTTACGTTATTCGCTCTATCTGTGAGAGATAGAGTTTTCCCCACTTCAGCATTATTTTGGACGTATAAACTACTGCCAACACCTTCTACCCTAGTTTCTCTAGAAAATACTGATATCGTATTGGAAAGAAACCCAGTTCCAGAACTTGATATAGAAAAAGTTCCAGAAGGTTTATCCCAATCATAAAACCCCAAATATTGCCAAGCGTTTACTAGGTTATTTGCGGTTCTTACTAAATCACCGAAAGTATTAGAGAAATAGATATTGGTTATATTATTTGCCATTAGTTTTATCCGATATTAATTGAATTAGCATAGATTTAATATCACCTATGTCGTTTTTTAACGAATCTATCTCATTATTTATATTAGCAATTTCTGTCTTTTGTATATGTAACATTTTCGCTTTCATGAAATATTCTTCTCTGGCGCTTCTATCAGTATTAAGAAGCGCCATAGATTCTGTATCCCTAATAAAGTTTCCTTCCTCAGTTTTTACTAACATATTACCTCATTCCAGTTCCAGCAGGAAGAGCAATTGCCCTAATATCAGTTAAGAAAGGAACATATGTAGGATCTGTAGTTGTCATTACCACCTTAATAGCAAATTGGTTAAATGTTGAATATGTTGCTCCAGAACTACTGGTGTAAACAATATTATTATTAGCTATATTATCCTTACCTGGAGCAGCAACATATTCAATTAAATCTGTTCTTGTAGAGGAAACCCTATTAGTAGAAGAAATTGGAGTCATTATTTGCCAAGTTCCATCATCAAATTTTTGTTCGTCTTCTCCAGAAAGAATCTTATAATAAACATATATTTCTGTATTCAATGGTTTATATGCAGTATAATAAACTCTTAGATCTCCGGCTTCATCTCCAGGAGCAAGAACAACCCGTTTAGAAATATATTTTGCCAGACCGTTTCCTGTTCTAGTACAAGTTTCGCAATTTATAATAATCGCGGGTTTTCCATTTTCAAATCTTGGTTCTCCATCGATATAGAAAGTTTGATTCGTCGAAGTTCCAAATACATTATTAGAAACCGTAACCCAACCATTGGCATTGTTTGCAGAAACTACTGTTGTAACAAACGAACTATTACCATTAGATATAGATTGACCATACCAAATAGAACCATTAGCAATGCTCCCATTTTCTGTTTTAAATATGATATTATCATTACCAGATACAGTATTTGCAGTAGATATTGTAGAAAGATATAATTTAGGTCTTACTGCATAATTACGTCCATTATTAGCAAATACTATTTTAGAAATAGAATTTCCATTAGACGGATCAACAACAACGTCTGCAAGTGCACCAACCCCATAACCATCAGCTTCTATTCTTACTCCAGTAGTCGTGTTGGAGTAATTTTTACCCCCATCAACAATATTGATATTATAATCATATACTCCTAGATCGTTAATCAACCATTTTGTTGTATATAAAGAAACACCATCATCAGAAATCATGGGGCTAACCCATTTATTTGAAGATGTTAATTGCGCAGTCATAACTAAAGAATTATTACTATTTCCAGCAATAATTCTAGCACCCCTACCATCAGTTAAAAACTGATCAGCAGAAGGAGTTCCATACCTACCAGGATTAATAGGAGTTTTTGTTCCTGTTAACAACCAAGTATTTTTTGGTGTTGTATCATAAGAATAATTTATTTTAGTCTGTGTTGGAGTGAAATCCGAAGTTGATAGATTCAACTTATCATATTCAATAGAATTTCTTTGCGAGAATACAGAATATGTTGTATTAGCAATAACTTGTAAATCATCTTTAAAATACGCAGAAGCAAAATCTATTGGCTTAGATCTTGGGGCGCTTTTTGGGATGACAAAATCAATATTCGGAGTTTTGGAAACGTCGAATTCACAAGCATCAATGGTAAACATTAACGATTTTGTTTGTTCAGCGCTCCAAGTTATTGCGTTTTGAGATACAAATAACGTTCCAACATATGGATTAGAACTCAATTTAGCTGTTGTTTGTGGGTCTGGGTCTGTTGGAAGATTTTTTGAAGTTGACGCCAACGCAAAATCGTTTTGAGCAGCCAACCAGCAAGTATACTCCAAAGAAGAAGATCTAACAACAAATGCGTACAAAATGTCGGGTTTGATGTATACTGGAACATCAAATTCAAATGTTGTTTTTGAATTTTGATCCAAGTAATGAGGTCTTTCGGAAGTATTTACAACTAATGGGTCTATGATGACTTTAGAATTTTCAAGAACCTTTGATGTAGGATACCCATTTAATGTTTCAACCAAATAAATATAAATTGGTTGATCTATAGACCTTGTTCTAAAAAATAGACTTAAAGATTTTAAGAAAACCCCATTAGGATATAAATTTCCTTCGACGATAAAAGATTGACACAAAGGGTCTTCTGGTGGTGGAGGAGGTGGAGGTGGGGCAATATATTCTTGCTCCTTCCTAGTAGAACTCTTGTTGATTTTATCCGTTTCTGTCCATCCAGGTATTTTTGACGCAAATTGTAAACTTTGACTTTGCGTCGCCAAGTTTGAAGCAAAGAAGGACGATTCTGCGTATGTTGTAGCAGAATTTGCATTACCATCAATACCATTATCCACTCTGAAAACTTTAGTTCCAGAGAAAAACTTACCACCAGGAACTTTAAATATACCACAAAACATACCATTAACAGAAGACATAAACGGCATTGGTTCTGAGAAATTAACTGGGTTATTTCTTGAAGTTGCTAATGGTGTAGAAGCAGAAGTTTTGAAAATAGAAGTATTTCTACTTATAGAGTAAATAGTGGCAGAAGAAATTTCTACATTTATTGTTGTGGATAATGTTGCTACTTTAGTAGACCCATTATAAGCAGAAATTACTGCAGAACTGCTCCATTCGTCATTTATTGGATTTGGATTGAAAATAGTAACAATAGCATCTTTATAAAAATTATTAGTAGAAGAAGCCATTGACGATAAAGTAATTGAAGTTACTCCCAATTGCCTACGAACCGTTCTCTTAAATAGGGTTTTTGGTAAATATGTATTATTATTTTGACCCAAAGATTCTGCTCTACTTATTGCTGAATAGTCTCTCCCGGTTTCGTCTTCGTATAAATCTGCTGTTTGCGCAGTTCCTCCAGAAACAGCCCCTAATAATCCAGACGAATGTAACGTTTCTACTAAAACGCCAGAAGCGGTTGTCCTAGAAAAACTTCCGTTTGTATTAAATACGCCAACATTAATCGAATTGGTGTCTGGAGCCGCATATCTTGTAATACCAATATCTCCAACAACATATAGGTATTGGTGAAGCATTCTTAGTCTTAGAGTCGTTAGAGCACCAGAAGGAAATCTAGAAACTGGTTCATATGCAACCCCGAGTATTTTTCCTGTAGGAACGAAAACCCCTGCAGATAAATAACCAATAACATCACCTTCTTTAAATTCTCCACCAGAAACCGCAACTTTTAGAAGATTTGGTAATCTGACGTTTTCGTTAATGTTTACGTTATCGAAATAACAATTTAGCGGGGTATTAATTAATAAACCTTTAGTTTTAAACTCAATTTCTTGCGCTCGAACAAAGGGCATTATATTAATATCTGTAATGAAATCGTTGGTTTCTATAAAGTTTGTATTTAAATCTTTGTAGTATCCATATAAACTATCCCTCGATTCTTGCCAAGTTTTTAGGAACTCTTTTGTTATAGTAGTACCACCAGCAGAATCAACTATTCTAGTTGTATCAACCAATTTTTCTGTAGTAGTTCCAGCAACGAGTTTCCAATCAGACTGACTTAAAAGATTTACTTGATCGGATGGTTCATAGAATTTAAACGCTGGGTCGGCTATCAATAAACTTGGTAGTTTTAAGTTATCGACATAAGTATCCATTGGAGGGGACAAATCCAAGTCTCCAACAACATCAATAACAGCAACAGGGTTGACGTTTATAGTTCTGCTTGCTAGTTTTTGTTCAATAACTGGTTTTTTTGTAAATGGTAACGTGTAGAATTTATTTGTTTTGTTGCTTGTTATTGCAAAATCTGTTAATTGAGAATTATCAATCGCTCCCATATTTCTAGAAAGAGCAGAACACTGCAACTTCCAATTTTCTACTGTATGTGAAGCAGTTAAAGACCTTTCAAGTTTTAATACAGCGCTATTGAAGTCGTAATTTGCAGTATCAGAAGCAGAGAATCCAGTAAAATCATCTGCTAGTATACCATATTTAAACCTATTTAATCCGTTTTCGTCTGGAATTTGTAAAGATTCCGCGTTCTTTTCTAATAAACTTAGGGAAGTATAATATTCAATATTATTAACTCTCTTTTCCAAATCGGAAATGTTCTTCATCTTCCATGTTTTATGGGCTATTTTTTGAATTGCAATATTTGTTACTTTTGAATTTTCTCCAGTTATATATGCTGTATATGGGTCTAAATTTATTTTGGCAATATCCATAGAAGCATCTGGTATGGTTGGAAATTTTGGATATTGCGCAGGAACTCCTTGTACGATTTCAAATGTTCTATCTTTTGTTAATATTAAAATGTCCTTTCTACCTAGATAGTATTCATAATCTCCAGTAAATGCAGTTAGGTAATTTGGAACAATGTAATCTTTATCAAAAACGAAATTTGCATCTCCATTTTTTCTGGTTGGTCTGAAGTCAATACTATCAGACGCACTATATACATCGCCATTTTTAGCGGTATAATTAGAATTTAATACTTCGGAATATTCTTCTTTTCTTACACCCTTAAAATAAGACATTACGCTAAAGTAACCTATATCACCAGAATGTGAATAGTAATCGAATATTACTAATAAATTACCTTTTCTTATTGGAGCGCCAAAATTTAATTGAATATATGCGTGATCATAATACGAATCTTTTTGTCCACTATTAAAAGTGTAATATTTCGTAACGTCTGTTACATTAGTTAAAGTGGAATTCGGGGCTGTTGAAGAATTTGCTGTTTCATATATTTTAAGAATCCTTTTTACGTCACAAACATATAAACTTTGTATTTGTGTTATTGGTACTAATTCTGCAAAGGGAATATAAACTTGACCTAAAGCCGAATTAAATCTAATATTACCTTTATCGACAACAGAAGTTCCTGTTGAATAGTAAGAAGTATTGCCTTGGTATAATTCTTTAGTTCTTAAAATATTCGTAGCGTCGGCATTATTGACGTTTAATTTAGAAATAATATCAATATCAAAAGAAATATTACCGAGATTAGAAATTTCTAATTTAGCAGACTGTCTGTTAGTTGGTTCTACAATAACTTTTCTTGAAATCGTGTCAAAGGTCAAAATTTGTCCATTAGCACTTCTTGACACTATAAAATTCGATTTTATTTGATCTGCACTTAAAGAACCTGAACCAGAGAAAGTCGTTGAATTTGGAGCCGTTAAATATAATTCCAGTTTACCGTTTGCGAATTGTAAAGATTGGTCTGCGTATAGATATGTTCCCTGATAACTGGTATCTGTTAATTGTTTAACATAAGAATGTCCAAGGTTCCACACCATTTCTGGATCGCTTGGCTCGACCAATTTGGCATAACCAGTAGAAAACCCTCTTTCTTTACCGTGTTGAGAATTTATATTACTTCTTATCGTTTTTGACACGGGAGAAGTGGATAGTACAATACTTTCTGCGTCTTTTATGCCAAAATTTAGTGTGTATTTTGAAGTGGAATCTATTCTTTCAGAAAAATTTGAGCTAACTACAATCATGCCGCTAGAGTAAGATTCGACGATTGTTCTAGTATCTCCGGCACTAGACCCAGAAGTAATAGAAACCGTAACTCCAACATAAGCATTTGCAGTAGTAGTAAAAGTTCCAGACTGTAACCATAAACGGTCAAATGTTGGTGCAGTATTCGCCGCAGCCCCATTTATGTTTCTTGTTTGTATATCGGTAACAAACATTTTATAAACGATAGAATCTGGATTAGAAATATCGCCAGAATATTGTTCTAAGTTCCTCACATAAGAAGTTCCGACTAAAGTTTTATTATATTCTGTGGTTGAAGAAACATTTATATTATTATAAGGTACGCAATGAATATCTACTTTTGGTAATTTCGTTATTTCGAAAAACCCTTCTAAATTATCAACATAGAAATAGTTTCCATACTCAAAATATACAGTCGCATTATTACTAGATTCTGTTGTTCTTGCTCTTTGACCAAGAATGCCAATATCAGATTGATTTTCTACTCTATACCCATTTACATAAGCAACACCCTTTCCTACAGTCATAATATAAGAATTTGCGTCTGCTGGATTTATTTTTGGCGTAAATGCGAAATCGTTTACAATATAGTTTCCGTTTGTTTCTGAAGTCCTTTTGGCGAAATAATCATCAATAACAGAATATACAGTATTGTTTACTTGCTTTTTTATTTCTCCTTCTTCCATTCTGACCAATTCAATGAAGCTTTGGTCGTCACCAATGGATAAAGGTCTGGTTTCTAAATCCAATTCAATGACGTATCTATCTGCGCCAGGAGCCTGATAATTGGATGCACCAATAGCTGGATCTAATAAAGAAGGGTCGTCAACATAATCATAAACTGTTTCGTTTATATTTAAACCCACTCTTAATGTTGGTTTATTTCCATACTTATCAAGAATTGCAATTTGCGGTTGAACTCCAACAAAATTACCAATAGTATATTTTGAATAAGTTCCGTCTGGATTTTGAATATTTGAGTAACTATATCCATTTACGACAAAGAAAACCCCTTCTGCAATATGAGCGACAGAAGATTTTCCAGAATGATTTGCTGAAGTTAATTGTGCAGTAAAATTAGAATCGTCAGCAGAATAAATTATATCTCCAGCATCAAATTGTTGTCCGGAAATATAAGAAACAATTAAAGTTGGGGCTTCTGCGGAAACTTCGTTAACAAAAGTTTCTTCTGCTACTGCAAGAACTCTAGCAATAACAGTTCCAGTATCGTCCCTAATGATTCTATTGAGAAAATTATTTACATCAATAGAATTTTCTTCATATTCTGGTAATAGTCGAAGATAATAACAATCGGTATTGATGGTTACATTACCTCCAGTTACTGGGGTATTTTGTGAAAAAATATGAAATGCAAATTTGGAAATTTGATCCTGTAAAATCGTTTGGGATTGAGTCAATTCCCTTGCCTGAATCGCTTTTCCAGGTTTGAAAAGAATTCTGTGAAAATGTTTATTAGGATCGAAATCGTCTCTGTACGGCTCAACATTAAAATTTAGCATTTAACTTTTCCTTCAGTAAAGATGTTTTTAACTATTTATTTGTTAAAATTTTATGACTAATCTGAATAATTCCAAACCGTCGCTGCTCCTCTGGATTTCTTGGCGGTTTTCTATATGGATTATGTGTCCTGTATACTTTATCAAATCTGGATCAAATACTTGCAGCAAAGTTCTGGCGGTACCAGAAGATAATCCATATATGGAAGAACCATTAACATAAGTACCATTTAAGTTAATCAGTCTAAGTTTATTTGGGGCTGACTCGAAATTTACGCAAGTTGCAGTAAACGTAGAGTTTGCAAAATTTGCATTATTTGGTGTCTGATATACTATTTCTCCATCCTGAAACGTACCAAAACCGTTAGAAACAATAATATCAGTAGATGTGGCATAAGTTTCCGCGTTAGCAACGTATGGATATGTACTATTAGCAGTAGGACTAGAAAGTAACCCTATTTGTCTTATTTGCATGTCTGTTGGAAGTTTATTACCTTCAGATTCTTGAAACAAGAAAGCGACCATCACTCGATCACATCCCATCTCAGACATAATATCTGCACCATTTCCCCCTATTGGAGATATAGAAGCAATCGCAGAGGCATTATTTCCTGTTGCTGAAGATATAACGACGTTAGCGGTGGTATAATTATATCCTGGATTTCTTACTACAATATTTTGAATTTTTTTTGTTGTTTGATCTACTTCCGCATAGGCAGAAGCACCCAAACCGTCTCCCATAATAGAAACATCAACAAGGGCTAATGATAAATCATAACCAGAACCACCATTTGTTACATTTATTACTTCTATTCCACCAGCCTTTTCGTTAGAAAATTTCGCTTCTGGTGGTGTTGAAATTGGAATAGGAATCCAATTTTCATCCATAAACTGCTGAAGTTTACCATAAGAAATAGTAAACATATATTTCCATTTATACCCATCGTCTGGGTCGTAGAAAATATTAGTAGTATCATCAAAATTACCAGCAACGAAATACGGTTCTACTGTAGAAACGCCACCATTATTATTCCAAAGACATTTAAATACCTGATAAAATTGATTCATTACATAGAATTTATATACCGGAGTTCCATCAGAATTTTTTTCATATAAATCAATATCATCTCTATAGTAATCGTATACTTCCCCTTCAGACCAATTTATTCTTCTTACTACCGGAGAAATATTATTTGAAGTAATTTTCTTCAAATAAAACATATTTTTAAATATTTGTTTTTTATATTTTATGGTATCTTTTGGTTTTGGTGGGTGATCGTTATCATTAACTAAAGTAACAGTAGAAGAACTATTAATTGGAGGATAATCCATTAAAGGCTCGTTTAGAGTTATCGTTTTAGTTGAAGCGTCATATCCAACTACGCTTCTATAATAATTTAATTCTCCAGGATCGTTTAAAATATCAATTTTAACCGCACAATCAGAATAAAAATTATCCTTATTAGACAAAGCCCCATTATCATTCAAAGTTATTTTATTATCATTAGGAATAAACCCAGTAAAAGTGAATTTACCTACTGAAGTTTTCGTTGCGTTTTTACTTAACGTTAAAACAAAATCTTCATAATTTATTTGATCAACTACTGTATTTGCTGGAACGTTTTCATGAGAAACTTTTTGCCCAATAAAAAAATCATTCAGAGTTGGTTCGTTTACTATAATTAAACTATTAGAATTTTCAATAATAGCAGCATCTCTAATAATAATCGTTTCAGCTGCATTACTTGAGTAAGAAGTTTCGTTCCAAGGGTCATTATAAGAAATGAACCCGTACAAAGATTGCAAATTTTTGTTATCTGGAGGTAAAATTACCTGCGGAGCGTAAAAAAATTGAGTAATTTCGTAACTATTACTATCATTAGTTAATATGCTGTTATTTGCTATCATTATACTATTACCCAACCTCTAGTAGAATCTATATAACACATTGTTATAGAAACGTTTGGTACGTCTATTTTTAAATGTTCGTTTGGAGCAAGACCGTGTATTCTCGTACCATTATACTGAATGGTATTATTCTTAGATGGAGACATATTAGTAAAGTATATGAATGTATTTTCTTTAGGAACTCCAGCAGGAAGTTTTACGTGAATATTACTATTGACATCACCTAAAATTATATATCTATTGTTAGCAATGGTTACTAAATTATTTTGAGAGCTTGTGACATAATTAATTGCTGGTTTTATTATACAATTATTTGCATAATTATAAGAAGAATTTGCGTGATTATATATAAAAGCCCCGTCAAGCGTTATAGATTCTCCCAACCTCAATTGTTTTCCACCAGTAATACCATTTAACGTATTGATAGTTATTGGGTTGGCTCCTATAGTCAAAGGTTGGCCAAGGGATAAAGATTTATTAAGACCGCCGTCTATAGTTATACCGTTTGTTGCCGTCAATGCTATAGGCGAAACAGAAACCGATAAACTTTGCCCCAAAGATAATTTGGTGTTATCTGGATTAGAAGATAGCAAAGAAACTCCACCAGATGAAAACAAAGAAATAGCCGAATTTGCTTTATTAAAGGCAGAATTAGCGTGATTATATGCAACGTTTGCGTGTTGTCTGGCAACATTTGCTCTAGAAAACGCACCGTTTGCATAAATTGAAGCAGAATTAGCTGTATTGTAGGAAGCATTTGAGTGATTAAATGTTGTTGTATCGCTGATTAAAAGAACATCACCCAAATTAGCAGTCGCTATAGAAGACCCGTTGGCTTTTAGTCCACCCTCAGTTTGAAATTTAAGGTATGGAAAAGGTAGGGGATCTCCAAAATATTCTGAAAGATATTTTAATAAAGCGTCTAGAGAAAGCCTTTTGGTTTTCATCTCGTTAACATTAACTATGGCGAACCAAGTATTACTTGGATTGCCAGCCATAGTTCTTTCTGTTTCTGGCGGAAGTTGAGAAATTCTTATGATAGGTGTAGACATTTATTTACCTTTATTCTGAGGCGTTTTCTATATTATTAACTTTCAAGGTATTAGGACCGACAATATTTATTCTCTTTCTTGTTATATTGTTGGAGATAATGTTTTTATCACTTGTTCCTGTTTCTATGATATTATTAGCCAAATCGCTATCAAATATACTATTAACAATCTGCCCTTTAAAAGAATTAGAAATTACTACATCATTATTACAGTTACTTGAAATGACAGAAGAAACTATATAATTTTTACAATTTGATAATTCAACACCTTTAGAAAAAGAATATCCAAATTCTGCATCAATCTTAATATCTGATATTTTCGCATTAACACAAAGTAAAGAGCTACTATTGCCGGAAACTCCGATAGGAATACAATTAACAGTACCGTTAGATCTAAAACCAATACTAGATATAGAAATATTATCGGGACTTAGAGAGGTGTTGGATTTTGTATATTTAAGGACAGTAGAATTATTTGCTAACGTTACAAATATCGAAGAGTTACTTCCGTCGCCTTTAATGCTTATACCAGGATTAATATTCAAAGTGGTAACACCATAAAAGCCAGAAGGGATAAAGATCGTTCCAAAAGGAATAGAATTAATAACGTTTTGCAAATTTACCGTATCGTCTGTAACACCATCACCAACAACATTAAATCTTTTCGCGTTAACGATAGGATATAGATTTAATTCAGAAACCAAAGATTCATGTGTGCTGTTTGCCAAACTATACGCAGAAGATAATTTTATATCAGTATTTGCTGCAATAAATAACGCATTGTTTGCAACACTCAATGCTGTAAAAGCGTTTGTGTTTGCATTTTGAGAATCGCCTATTGCAGTTTGCGCTAAATCGTAAGCTACAGTTGAATTTGTGTTTGCAAATTGTGCAGATATAGAAGCTGAATTTGCTGTATCATATATTTGTTGTAATTTAGCGTTTACCCCTATAGCATAAGAATTTGCAGAATTTGCTTGAATAAATGCGGCGTTTGCTTGAATAAACGCATTAGCGGAAAAAGAAACCCCGGAATTAGCAACGCCAAAAATTATATTTGAGATATCATATAAAGAATTAGAGAAACTATATACAGAGGATAATTTTATTTCTGTATTAGAGAGTGTGTTTGCCGTAGTGTTTGCGAAATTATAAGAAGCATTAGCCCAATTATATGCTGAATTGGCATAAACGAACGCTGAATTGGCGTAATTAGCAGCAGAATTTGATGCATCGTAAGAAGCATTAGCTTTTACAAAGGATTGATTCGCCTTTAAAAATGCTTCGGCAACAATAAACGATTTTAGGTTTGCTGCGGTTATTTTTACGCTATTATTTGGGGTTTCGTTAATAACGTTTACCCCTATTAATAATGTATTACTTGTTGGATTACCTAGATTTGGTAAACTGCTGGTTATTATTCCCATATTAAACCTATTTAATTCTTATGTAAATTGTTGCTGATATGTTAACATTATTTTCTGTTAGTAGCGGTTCTCCAGATTCGCTTAATAAATCGTCATTGAATACAAAATAGTTTTCTTCTGGTCTTTGTCTCGCACCACCAATAGAACCGTATTTTTCAGTAAATTGACCAGATTCTACCCTTACGAATTCGGATGGAATTTCAGAGTCTCTATTACTAGTACCATCACCCAAGAAATAATAAACATTATCGATAGAAGTTTTTATACAATTGTTTGATAATAATAAAGTATTGTTCGACGTTATTATTCTACTTATTCTAGTATTGTAAGGAACGCTCTGGAATTGTATATAATTATATTTATATACGCCAACAGTGGTCTCGGTCTGTTTATCAAAGTAGCTATAGCTGTATCCGTTAGCATTAGCAGAAGCATTATGGGTCATAACAATGGTATTATTACCAGAAATTATTTGAGAGACTTTTGTTCCGCTAGGAATATTGTTTCCGGTAATATATTGCCCAATAACAATATTGGAGACAGATTCAACCCCTTTAAGCATGTTACTGTTATTAACAGTGTTAGCATAGATAGTCGTAGTATTTCCAACAACGATCTGATTTTTAATCAAATCAGACGTTAAATTGCTACTAGAAGAAGTTCTTATTACCACAACATTACTATTACTAGAAGTATTGCATAGAATCAATTGGTGCGGTAATATGTACTTATTATCCGATCCAGACCAATTATCCATAACCAGCAATAAAGTATTGTTTTGGTTTTCAGTAGCGTTTTCTGTTAAAATTATGCTGCTGTTTGCAATATTAACAGATTTTATTTTAGTGTCCCAAAGAATTCCAGCACCATATATGTTTTGGTCTTTAGAAATATTGGGGAATGTAGACAACCGCAACATATTGGAATTATTAGAATCAAGCGTTGCATATTTGGAAATTGATTCTGGGAATCGCATTAATTCAGAATTAAACTCGTTTTCGGCAACTTCTTCAGTAGCCAACGCAGCCCATATATATTCAAAATCGTCAATATAATTTACATAAGTTGATTCTTTTAATTCTATTTCAGAGTTAGCTTCGTTCTTTATTACCGCTTGACCAATTACCTTGGTTCCAGAAGGATGCATACTTTCATATAGAATATCTCTATATTTTGAGATGTCTTTTTCAACAGAAACGACATAAGTAAAATTATTGTAGTTTTCATCTTCCAGAACAGAAAAAGAACTTGGTTGGTGCGATTCATCAATATATCTTCCAGAACCAAGTATCAGTCCGTTTAAGAATTTAGAATTTGCTTTAGCAGTACCATCACCATAAGTTAATATACCGTCTTTACCAACTATCTGAGAAGTTCCGTCTGGTAAAAATTTTCTAGGGAAAACATAGTCGGTTTTTATAGTTATTGGATATGTATTTGGTTCTATTATTTTGGTTTTTTGTAGAGTTAATTCTGCGTTAGGGTTTGGAAGTTTATTATAATTATAAACCCTTAGTATATAAGTAGATGTTTCAGAATTTTCGTCAAACGTGATTCTATTAATAGAATCAACATACGACTTATAAGTAAAACTAGTAGAATTGGCTCCTTGATATACTATGTCTCCCTTTTGAGGTACATATAACAAACTTACGTTACTTACAGCGATATCCTGAACCTTTAGAGAAACTTTTGGCGCAGAAATATAATCTTCACCAAAATTGGTAATTTTTATTGTTGTTATTGAACCAATTCTATCTGTAATTGGTACCAGCTTTGCTCCATCGCCAAGTACAGTACTGACGTATAAGTCTGCTCCGGTTCCAACAAAAGAATAAGTGTTGGATACATAGGTTCCTGTCGCGCTATTAGATAATATTACCCAACCATTAGAATATGAATTTATAACGGTTGTTGTAACAGGAATACCATTACCAGAAACAGTTTGCCCCACTAAAACATTTCCAGTAACAAAAGAACTAGAAACCCTTAGTACATTATTGCTAGAAATACTAGCAGAAGTTTCCGTTGGTTTAACGTAAACGTAAGGCAATTCTCCGTTGGAATATCCAAACCCGCCTAAAGGGGCAGGGTTGTTTGTGGACGTATAATAAGAAACGGTGTTGATTTCGCCTCCAGATAATACTGAAGTAACGTTTGCAAAAGCCCCTCCACCAAGACCACCAGAAAATAGTATTTCGTCCCCTACCTTGTAGCCAACTCCTCGTTTTCTATTACCAGAAGAGTCTGTTCTGATAAGGATTGGTCCTAGAATACCAAAATTTTTGATAGACGTTACCGTATTTGCTGCTGGAGTGTATCTAGGGTCGTATTCATCCCCCATTCCAAACGGCAAATCCGTTTCATACATTGATTCGGCGGATATGGTGGGAATTGTTCTAAATCCACCACCACCATTTTGAACAATAACTGTATCAATAGAATACGTCGAAAATTCTCTAAACGTAAATGCATTCGCCATAACCGTATTTGCATTACATATTAAAGAATTTGCTAATGTTCTTGAGAAATTATAATTAAGAGTATTGCTTATTGGGAACCCAGTAAAAACGTTGCAATTTAGTGGAATATTTTCTTTCAATTCCAAAGAATCCGCAACCATCATTGTCACGTTTGACGTATTTGCTGGATTTATAGCACCAACCGTTAATATAGGTTTACCGGAATCGGGAGTTACAAAAATAAATGTGTTGGGATGTTCTCTATAACCATAAGATCCCTCTTCAACTTTTACGCGCTGTATAGCACCCAAAGTAACTTCCCCGACTTCAGCAACAGCACCAATATCAGAAGTTTCCTCTTCTAATCCTTCGTAAAAAACGACCGGGTCGCCCGATAAATAATAATTACCTCTATAATTTCGATTAACGTCAACTGAAGATATAGTTCCTAATAGTTTTCCCTCTAATATTTCCCCTTCTTCTACTATATTACCTTCAACATCAAAATAAACGTTTTGGAGGTTTACGTCAACTACTTTTACAAATTCTCCAGTTTGGAACAACCTTTGTATGTCGGATATGAATATCTCTACCCTATCGTTTACAACCTTTGCCCTTTCGATTTTAGCCAAAGACTTTGAAATATCACCGAAAATAAACAAATTTTCAGCATTGATCCACCTAGAATCATTGGATTTAATTTTAACAGATTTAGGTAAAAACCATTTACCTGCAGACGCTTTTACTACATATTCTTTAGTTTCATATACGTCAGAATCAACATTATATAAACATCTAAATAGAAATTTATAAGCCGCTCTATTTCCTTTATTTTCATAAAGTTCTTTTGAGAACCTTAATAATTTTCTTTTGTCTGTAATAACATCTTTTGGAAATGCTGGCATAAACGTTGAATAAAAATATTCAACGAATTTTTCAACGGTAGAATCAATATCAATATATTCTTGTATTTTTTTAGATTCGCTTAATACATTAGAATCTTGTTCTAACCATTCATAATAAGATTCTATAAAAGCAACAAAATTCTGATAGTTATCATCTTCCCTAACGAAACTAGGTAATTGCTGTTGTACTAATAGAGAAGTTTTTATCATTAGGATTTCTCTTTGATGTTTATCACTATTGCTGAAGGGTCAAACTGGTCTATAGTTAATATTCTATTTCTACTGGAACTTATAATGTTAGATTGAGGTTTTGCCGTCAAAGTTAATTGTGCCAATGGGTTATTCACATTCAAAGGATTAAAATCTGTTAGAGTTACTTTTCCAGTATAATAATCAACAACGCCAACATTTTCATCAAAAGAAGTTTTTATATTTTTCTTATTGTAATAATAAGATTTTATAGTACCATACCTACCTTGTAGTGTTGCTGTTGCTTGACCCAGATTTCCACCACCACCCTCAATTTCAATAATTGCCTGAGAATAATTCGCTCCGGGGTTATCAACAACAATTTTGCTCAAAGAACCATTAACAACTATAGAATACGCATTAGCGCCAGACCCATCACCAACTATTTTTATTGAAGGGTTTGTTTTATATCCAAATCCGGGATTAACAATATCGATTGATTCAACACCCCCAGAATATGAAGGCAATTCTTCAAGGTATATCCCATCAATAACGGCATAAGAATTTTGTCTATCATAATATTGCATAGAAGGAGAAGAAGTTATACCAGAAAATAATATACCCCTCTCCAATACGCTTCCAAACTCTAATTCATATGTTGTGGCTACTTCTAAACTTGGTAAGAACTTCTTTTGAAGGGTTACGTCTATTTCGTTGGTCACGATAGAATTATCAGCGTTCTGAACTGCGAACATTAAATCCGGGTAACTAAATGTAGAATTAAAAGAGTTTAAAGTTTCTCTTGAAAACTCTTGTATGGAAGTTCTTATTCTAGATTCAAGTTCACCAACGCTCAGTATAGTTTTTCTGGAATCATATATTACATCTATTTCTAATTTAATATATGTGTAGTCTGGATCAATAATAGTAGGCTCAACAGTAATTACATTCAAAGGTTTAATCAACTTTGTTTTCACAATTTCTTTTTGAGATGTTGTTAAAGCGTAACCTCCTTGTGGTTTTAGAGAAACAAAAACTTGACCATACACAGGAGGATCATTTTCTTGTCCACCCCAAACATTAACAGAATCAAATATAAACCCATAATTATTGTTATTCAATAGGGTCATATAATCTTGATTCGTTACTGCCCTATTTTGCGCCGAGTATGATTTTGGAGCAATAAATTTTATTGACTCAATAGATTCTTTTTCTCTGCCTCCAAAGGCTGGACTAGTAGTTTCAACGCTTATGATGCCAGAAGCAAGCTGTTCGTTACCCCCCACAATAGTGAATTCTTTAGCTCCGTTTGCAATACTACCATCAGACGTTATGTAGGAAACTATTACAACATTACCGTTTTCTAATTGTTTACCAAGAACTCCATCACCAAAGTAAATTTCATAAAAACCATCCATAGATTCTTGAACGAAATAAATTTCTGATTCAGGAGTTATGGACAAAGTTTCAGTAGAACCCGTATAAAAAGAAACAGAAGAAAAATCCAACCGAGACTTTTGGACTATTACTTGGAGTGTGCTTAGGTCTATATTTGCGTCTGGTATTTTATATATACCCTTTGGGTTTTCTTTTAAATTATACGTGAATGTATACTGTACTGGTTCTCCTTGTTTTACTATAACGTCTGCTATTACTATAGCAGTATTAGGGTTATTATTTGGATCGTTATTAACAACGTATTCTTTATCGGTCATAAAAACGTAGTTAACACCATCAACAGACTCTGATATAAATTTTGTAAATTTAGGAATAGTTATAGACGGTAGTTCATAATTAGTAATGGTTAATTTAATTGTGGCAGTAGGAGCAACAACAGATCTTGGAAAATACCCTAACATTTTCGAATGCGATATTACGGAAGCTCTTTTAACGGCAGAATCCAAAAACATTTCATTAGCAACCATATTCAAATAGAAGGCATTATAATGGGTATTGTACGCTAAAACGTCTAATAAAGTTTGAAGAACACTACCAGTATAATCTGCGTCTTTTAGAACATCTTGACCTCTAAGGAAAGTTAATAAATTACTTTTGATCTGATCAAAATCTGTCCCCACAAGAGTTAAATTAGAATTAGAGGTTGCCATTTATTTTTTCCTATCTTGATCTTTCTAAAAGCATATCTACTACAACTGGTGTCGTTGAATTTTCTATATAAAATACAATATTTGCTCGTAATGCGTTTTCGTCAGGATAACCTTTAACTTGAACAAAAACATTTTTTGCTCTGGGTTCAAAAGTTGTTACAACATTATAAATTTCTCTCTGAATGTAATTTTCTGTAAGAGAAGTAATTGGTTCAAACAACATTTTCTTAACGTTTGACCCTATTTCAGATTGAAACGGTCTTTCGTAATGGTTTGTAAGAACCAAATTTCTAACAGAACGAATTACTGCCTTCTCGTTTATACTCATAACCAAATCTTGTTTAACAGGATGTATGTTAAACATTAGGTCTAAGTCCGAGTATATTATGTCTTTATTTTGCATGTATTATTTATTAGCCCCCGCTATAGTGTATACCAATAGCATCTGTGTGAGTACCTGTAGTTTTGTGATTCGGAGTATCTTCATTAATGCCGCCAGGAGCTTTATTATTTATGGAACCAGTCGCAATTATATTAACATTTTTACCCGAAATGGTGATATTTCCTCCAGAATCTATAGAAATAAAACTTCCAGTTCTATGAATTAAAGTAACCCTTTCCGCGTTTGGAGTATCGTCTAAATCCAAATAATGCCCAGATTCAGTTTGTATTGAAAATACATATGGATATTTCCCTCCATGAGACTTACCATATGGCGTTTGATCCATATTTTCGTTTCTAGCAGACCTGCTAATTGTTGGCTGATTTAATTCTCCGTCTCCAGGATATCTCGTTTGTCCAGAATGCAATGTTCTTGGTCTTTGTTTTATTTCTTCTTCTGTTGCTGGGTCTGCAAAACCTTTTTCCTTAGGATACCTTATTTCTGGTATATTTGGAATTACCCCCATATAAAACGGTACTTGCGCGTATTCTCCATCCATAAAAAACCCAAACAAAACTTCTCCTTCCTTTGGTACGTGAGAAATTTGGTATGCGTTTGCCGACATAACAGGTTGCGCCCATAATAAACCGTCAGAAGGAACGTTTGATTTATCGTCTTTATGCCAACCAAAAATTCTAACCCTAACCCTACCAACTTTCAAAGGGTCTTTACGGTCTTCTACTATACCAGTCCACCAAATAAACCCATCCATCCCAGGGAAATTTTTAGTTTTTTCCATGCATCACCACCATTTATAATTATCAGAACGGACCTGTATTATAACATTATTACTATTGTCAAAAGGTTTTAATCCTTGAACGTTAGTTCTCGCTTCTACTTGTCCACAATAAGCGTCTTTTACGCATTCTAAAACCGTTTCATAAACACCTTGATCAAACCTTTGTCTAACTGCAGAAACCAAATACCTACCCTTCAAAAACCTATCCAAAGGTTTTGTACCTTTTTCTTCTTTTGCTTGCGGAAAATGTACATAAATTATGTTACCAACGGCAATATATGGGTCTCCGGATATAAGCAATTTTAACCTATTGAAATTTATCAACCCCAATTGAGCAAATCTGTACGGGATGGTATTCTCAACAAAATTTTGAGGTATATTTGGCTGTCTTTCTTTTATATATGGATTATTTTTTTGGTTTGTCGTTGATGGAGCAATTTTTACTACTGGTTGATATTCGTTATGTTTTTTCTTAAATCTATCTTCTGCGTTACTAAGAATAGGGTTTTTATTATAGGTCTTATACATTTCAACTTTTTTTGCCAAATGATTATTAAAGTATTTTTCATAATCAAATACCTTTTCTTCGTGAGTTCTTCTTAAATAATCAATAGCAATAAGTTTATTTGAAACCATCCCGCTTTGCATCATATCCATTGCGTCGTGATTATCTACAATTTGATATGATATAATCTGCTCAAAGGGGTCGAAATCAAAATTCATATCTTCTTTTGGAGAAAGGTTCTTAGTACCATACCAATACCCAGAAGTGTTTTTACTTTTTTTGAACGGGCTTTTATATTCAAATTTAGGGATATTATTAAATATTGATAGTATGGATCTAAAATTCCAACCATACCTGTTCTTATAAAATAGGTATGTCGCACCACCTTCTGGACCACCATGAGAACCAGAACTATTATCAGCAATCGCCATAGTACATAACCAAGCAACAGCTTCAAGGGGTCTCATATTCGGAATTACTATATCATACTTACCAAAAGTGGGTTCAATATTAGCGTCTGGAAATTTATCTTTTGGAATTTTCAAAACATTTAAAGCGATATCTTTTACGATATCAGATATTCTCATTTGTTTATAAGATTTATTTAACTGCATCCGATTTGAAAGGAATTCTTCTTCGCAACAAAAATGTAATACGAAGGTTTCGTTAAATTCTCTTCCAGTTAAGTGCCTTCCTTGAGTTTTAAATATTCTAAACATCCCACGAAACCGTTTATTTTTATCTAAATTTCCGGGTTTGTCGAATTCCAAAAGTACAAACTCGTCGCCGCACCAAGAATAAGCGTTATGCAAACCACCAGAGTCGTTTAAAACTATATTACCAGAAGTGGCGTTAGAAAATATATCCTCAAAATAGTTAATTTCAACCAAAGTTGGTTTTAAGTCTATGATTTTATTTTCTGCAGATAAAATCTGACACTTATATAATTCTAAACCATTAAGTTGAGTTACTGCGTTATCTGTAATTTCTGCCATAATTATTGTTTAATCAATCGTTGAAATTCTTCTTGAGCCTTTCGTATGTAATTTTTATCTAAAATTTTAACGTTTCTTTTAGATTCATTTATTTCCATTTCTCTATCATAGATAGTTATTTCTGGGTATTTTTTTGAAACTTCATATATACTATAATTAGATTGCGAATTATAGATAAATATTTTCCCATTAGTTTCACTACTTTTTGCTGGTATAGTTATATTAAATAAACTGTTCGCAGAATCAATAGATTCAACTTTAGCAAAATTTGGTATAAACTCATTACCGATTAATATATCCCCAACATTTAATACGGAGCCAGCATTAAGTGTTAATTGGTAAGAATTTAATTCCGATTCCGCATAAATTGTATAAGGGGTTCCAGTAGAATAAGTATTGGTAAATTCTAGTTCTCTGTACGACTTTTCGTCAATAACATAATTTCTTTTAGATATCCCTTCGCTTGTAGTTATAGTAACTGTCTTTTGGTATCTATATATCGGGTCAGGGGTTGTTTGGGCGTATGCCAATCCAGTTTTGTTAACTATAGACCCTTGTTCTTTATATTTGTCTTCAATATATTTGTTGAAAGTATAATAATCTATTGGGAAATCCCAATTCGCATCAAAAATATTATTCGTGAATAGAATAACCCAGTGTAATTCTTCTTCTCCGTAATACTTGTGCGCTAAGTGTTCTGGTCTATCAGAATCCTTATACTTATAATTGTAATATATTCTTGGATCATTTAACCAAGATTCCCTAACCTTTGCTCTAACAAGCAGGTCTGTAACTATTTGTTTATTGTAAACAATACTAGGGTAAAAATAAAAGAAATTTGACATTTAGTAACCTGCTTCAATATCTTGCTTAGTCACAACCTGAGTCTCAGTAAAATGTAAAGACATTCTTGTTTGTATGGGCATACCATCTACGTGGGTTGACCAACCCGTTGGAGCGTAATCCACGTCATACCCAGTAAGAACGCAAGTGGAAACTTGATGTATTTTAGTGTTTCTAGAACCCCTGTGCATAAACTCTATATCAAAAGTTCCAGGAGCAATATAAAATAAACCATAATCTAATACTGCCTCCGGATGAGCATGAAACCTAAACGCTCTTATTATTTGCTGTACTGACTCTGCTTCTTTTGGACTTTTTGGGGTGAAGAAAAAATCGTATGAGAATTCTCGCAAACCAACTTGCCTAAAAAGAACCAACATTTGATCGTTTACAGTGACTCCACCAATTTTACCAAGGTTTTCCAAAAGGTTCATAGCGCCAGAAATACCTTGAACCAATTTACTGTTAGTTACCTTACTAAGATAACCAGAAAGGGTTTTATCCAAAGAATTTAACAAAGAAGCGCCCATTTGTCTAGCGGAAGTGTGTTCGTATTGTATTTGCGAACTATACGACATAGTATCTGGAATATAAAGCGAAATCGCTTGGGATATCCTTTGGGTTCTAATATGGTTTACAGCGCCAGCAGCAGAAGTTGGGTCTTTGATTGGAGTCCCGTCGCGTTCAACTTCCTTTATAGAATATCCGTTCGAAGTAATACCGATAGAACCAAGTAAACCACCAACTTCTGGCATACCTTCATAAGAATAAGAAGAAATTCCTGTTTTTCCGTCTTTTTCCCAATATTTACCCCAAACTGGAGCGTTCACGTAAAAATTTATATAATGCCCATGCATAAAATAATGTTCTATATCTTCTGGATATTTTAACGATATAAAGTCATACATACCAACATTTCTACTGGGAAACACACCCCCAGGACTAAACGCTTCTAAACCTTCTAGGATCAAAGTTTCTGGGTCTAAAGAAGCTAGAGGATTTGCAGCTAAAAATGAAGGCATTGCCATAAGAAATTCCTACGAATCTACTAAATAATATTATTTATATTGAACTTTAGATGTCTAATTACAAACAGGGTATTTATAAATTAAAGAATCCAGAAAAATATCATGGAGACCCTCATAACGTAATTTATCGCTCTTCCTGGGAGCTGAGAGTTTTTAAGTGGTTGGATAAAAACGAAAACGTTTTATCTTGGGGTTCTGAAGAATTGGTAATAAATTATATTTCTCCAGTAGACAACAGACAACACAGATACTTTCCAGATATATTAGCAAAAGTTAAAAAATTAGACGGTTCTATAGAAACTTATGTCATAGAAGTAAAACCTTATGCTCAAACTATAGAACCAAAAATAAAGAAAAGAGTAACCAAAACGTATATTAACGAAGTTTGTACTTGGGGAGTAAATTCTGCTAAATGGGCGGCAGCAAAAGAATATTGCAGACATAGGGGTTGGACGTTTAAACTTCTTACAGAAAAAGACATCTTTTAATATTCAATAAATAGTCCATGGACAATACAAAATATTCGGAATGGCATGTTGTTGAATTAAAAGGCAAAAAATATATTTTCAACCCGTTTTTTATGGGGGTTGGCGCTTGGGCAGAATTAACATTTACAAATTCTCCAGGAAGGTATGCAACAAACCAAGAAGAATTAAATGAAGCGTTCTTTAAACAAAGAAAATTACCTTCTATGTATGAGAGGTTTAAAAACGCTTCTCCAGCAGAAAGATCTGCTCTAGCGAGTCAATCGATGGGTTGGTTAAATTTAAAAGTAAAGGCTTTAAAATCTAACGCTCCAGAACTGGACAAAATAATAAAGAAAAAGGTTTTTTATCCGGGAGGAATGTTTTTCTTTTCTTATGACGCAAAATATAAAGATACATTGCCTTATTGGGATAAATTTCCCCTGATAATTTTATTAGAAAATAAAGGTTCGCATTTTCTTGGGGTGAATATACACTATTTACCCTATGAAGTTAGATCTTTGATTATAGCAGAAATAGCAAGCAAATCTCAATACATAAAAGAGAACGATATGTTAGTTTCTAATATAAGTTATGAGATCATTAAAAGGTCTAAAAATTATAAAGATTTAAAAGAATATTGTATTAAACTGTATCTTAAATCTAATGTTAAAAGTAGGATACTGCCAGTAGAAGCGCACGAATGGTTATTTGCCGCAAACCTACCAGTAGCAGATATGCAAAAACAATCAAATTCAAAAGTTTGGAAGAAATATAAAAGATGAGCGAAATAAAATATAACTCAGATATAAGAAATTTTCTTGAAACTTTCTCTAAAACGGAAGTAGCAAGACCCTGTAACTTTGACGTTATGATCACCCCAACAAATCCGGTTTTTGCTTTGGATTTGATGGCGGCTGCAGGTCTTGACGGAGAAGACCCAGCTTCTGCTTGGAAAAAAATGAAATTTCACTGCGAAGCGGCAGAATTACCATCAAGGACATTTTCTGCGGTTACGCAAAAGTTATACGGTCCAGAAATCCTACACCCAATACAAAATTCATATAACAAAATAAACCTAACTTTTATTTGCTCAGACAATATGATTGAACGTTGGATTTTTGAATATTGGATGAATTATATTTCAAACGCGTCTTTTTTCCCATTCCAAATAGGAATAGAAGACGTTGTTGGTCTATTTACTGACGGTCCAGTAGTAAACTACGATTTTAAATATAAAAATCAATACGAAGCATTTATATTAATCACGCAATATAACGTAAAAAACGACCCATCGTATTGGGTTGGTTTGTTTCACGCATTTCCAATATCTTTAAACGAAATGCCCCTTTCTTGGGAAAATGGTAACGCAATACATAAACTAACAGTAACTTTTGCATACACATACTACAACGCAGCAATTCCTTTAGGTGGATCTATACCATTCCCAGTATTTTAATCATGGAGTAAATTATGTTACCAAAAATCGAAAGTCCTTTGTATGAAACGACATTACCAATTTCAAATCAAACGGTTATGTTTAGACCTTTCCTAGTAAAAGAACAAAAAATTCTATTACTAGCAAAACAATCTGAAGACGCAGAATTCGCTTTAAATAATATTAAACAAATAATAAAAAATTGTTGTACCTCAGATATTGACGTTAACAAACTCAATCAAATAGACATAGAATACTTTTTCCTACAACTTAGAGCAAGGTCTATTGGAGAAATTGTAGAAACAAAATATAGATGCAATAATAAAATAGAAGAAAATATTTGCGGGAACTTAATGCCGGTTTCTATAAACCTATTAGAAGTTTCTGTAGACAAAAAAGAAAATAACGACATAATTCGATTAACGGATAGTGTTGGGTTTAAAATGAAATATCCTGATATTGCAGAATTGTCTAAATTGAATACTGAAATTACTGACGCCGTTACCCTAACATTAGAGGTAATTTATAACTCATTAGATTACATATTCGACGAACAAAATTTCTATTACAAAAACGAAACGCCAAAATCAGAGGTATTAGAATTTTTAGAATCTATGTCTATTGATCAATTTAAAAAGGTAGAAGAATTTTTCAGCAATTTACCAGTATTAAAAGAAACCCTAACGGTAAAATGTTCTAAATGTGGGTTTGTACACGATATTGATATTGTAGGTCTTGATAATTTTTTAGGGTAACTCTTTCTCATGATAATTTGGAAAACTATTATAAAACAAATTTTGCAATGATGCAACATCACAAATATAGTTTATCTGAACTAGAAAATATGATCCCGTGGGAAAGAGAAGTGTTTTTGAATTTATTATTACAACATATTAACGAAGAAAACGAAAAACTAAGTCAAAATAGGAACTAAAATGGCGTTACCAGCACTAAACAACAAAAATGCTATTGGGAATTTATCCTTAGACGATAAATCGCAAATATTAACGTCATTGGTTCAATCGGGAAAACTCCAATTAGTAAATTATGGAGCCATAAACCTCAATCAAAACGTTACTTCCAACGCTACTGCAACAAAAGAGAATTCTTCGAATTATTTTGGAGAAGCAATGGTAAGGGCATTGGAAAACATTAAAGGGCTTCTATTCGATTTAAACAATAACATTTTACGTTATATCGAAACGACATCAACGAGTCAACAAGTAACACAAAACCTTCTAGAATCAAAAGCAAAGGACATTGAAGTTACTAAAACCGCAGGTGGGATTGGGATAGGAAAAGAAAACCTAGAAAAATTCTATAAAATTTTTGAGTCCATGAATAATGGAATTCTAAAATTGTCCGAAGGTGTTGGTATAGGAGGAACGTTCGGAACTGGTAAAGGATTTTTGGGAAGTTTATTAGGGTCATTATTACCAAAACTTCTAAAAGGGTTTTTATTTGGTGCTGCCGGTGCTGGAATCTATAAAGCGATAGATTGGTTGGATGATAGAGAGATGAATAACTCTCCTTGGGAAAAGGCGAAGAAATTCGCAAAAGATACATTAGGTTTAGAGTTTGAAGAAGAGGGAGAAAACCAGGAACAAAGAACCGCAGAACAAACCGGAACAGGTACAACCCCAACAACAGGGACCCAAACAGAAACTCGCTCCCAACAAACTTCTCCAGGAGCAGGAACAACACCTACTGGAAGGTTAGTACAAGTTGCCGAAAAATTTGAGGGCATGACAGAAAAGGCAAACAAAAAAGAATTAGAAGCATTTTTTAAAACAAATTTGGGTTCTGGTTTTGGGATATCAGAAGCTTGGTGCGCAACATTCGTTAATTCTGTCTTATCTGCCAATGGATATAAAAAATCAAAATCAGTAAAAAGTGCAAAAAGTTTCTTAACTTATGGAGAAGCAGTAAATTTAAATGACGCGAAACCCGGAGACATAGCTGTATTTAATAGAGGTACAGATAAAAATAAGGGGCACGTCGGTTTTGTTGTTTCTTTAGACGGAAACATGATTACTATAATTGGAGGAAATCAAGGTACAAAAGGTGGCGGCGGAGTAACAAGATCTACAAGAAATACCAAAAAGAAAAATCACGAATTGGTCGCTATAAGAAGACCAACAGAAAAAGAAAGTGAGTCTGCATATAAAGAACCTAGTTTACCTCAAACACCCCAAACAACTCCAGTACAGCAAAATGAAACGCCAAAACTTGCAGATGATATCAAAAAGAAAGGTGTCACAGCACAACAACAAAATGTACCGTCAGAAATAGAAGAGGAAGAAGAACAAGAAGAAACTTCAGAAAAGGTCCAAGAAGACCCCTCGCTAAAAAAAGAAACTGCAACAAAAGAAACAGCAACACAATCAAACGAAAAGAAAGTTTTTGACTTTTTCGTTAGTAAAGGGTTTACAAAAGAACAAGCAGCAGGTATTACTGGAAGTTTAAAAATAGAAAGCCCCACCTTCAATCCCAACCAAAAACAAAAAGGTGGTGGTCCAGGGAGAGGTATCGCTCAATGGTCTGTTGATGGTCCTAGATTTAAAGAATTGAAAGCTAGAAAAGGTGATAAGTGGAACACCCTTAATGGACAATTAGAATATATCTACGAAGAAATAACAGGACAAACAAAACATAAAGAATACGGAAATGTTTATAAAGGCATAAAGTCTGCAAAATCCGCAAAAGAAGCAACTGAAATTTGGACGAAAGAATACGAAAAAGCTGGGAAAGAAAATATGACCCAAAGGATTTCCGCTGCAGAAGGAATTCTTAAAAAATATTCAATAGGTTCTACAGAAACAGAACTAGCTCAAGAAACCCCAAGTACTGGAGATGCAGCAAAGCCAAAAGGACAACAAACAGATACAGAAGAACAACCAAAAGAAAAAACTTTGGTCGATACTCTAAAAGACGCTTTTGGTTCTACTCTTGAAAATATTACAAAACCCGGAAATATTAAATCAGTGGTTGATGAGGGTTTATATCAAGGATTGTCTGCTATAGGAGAAGGATTCACTTTTGCTGGAGTTGAAGGTTTTGATAATTCTAGGTTAAGGAAACTCAAGAAACCAGAAGAAACTATTGACGAAAAAATAGTTAGAAAGGCTACTGATTCCTCCAGACCAGAAGAAACTATTGACGAAAAAATAGTTAGAAAGGCTACGGAGTTCTTCAGACCAGAAGAAACTATTGACGAAAAAATAGTTAGAAAGGCTACTGATTCCTCCAGACCAGAAGAAACTATTGACGAAAAAATAGTTAGAAAGGCTACGGAGTTCTTCAGACCAGAAGAAACAGCAAATCTACAACCAAACGTTAAAGAAGAATTATCCGGAAAACGATTAGAAGAAACCACAAAAAATAATGAATCGCTTAAAGAATCGAAAATGGAAGCAATAAAAGCCCCACAAGAATCTCAAGCGCCAAATATAAACGTCAATGCTCCTGTGAGCGGTGGAAATGGCGGCGGAGACGATTTTGCAGCTGGTGGTATATCTAAAATGGACGTTAGAGATTCGGTATTACACCAAATGCAATATAGAAAAGGTTCTTCATCAGCTTTGGTATAAAAATGGGGAGGTTTTACCCTCCCCGATAATCCTTACTCTTCGTCTGAGAGCAGTTTACTGAAATAATCCAAATCTTCGTCTGTTTCGTCAATATCTACTGACGAACTGGATGAGAATACTTCGTTGGATTCATCTACTTTTGGTTCTGGTTTCATTGCTCTGGCACGTTCTACTGTGGTAGGACCACTGCGACCAGTAGAAGTATTACCAAGAACTCTGTCCAACTTAGACTTTAGTTCGTCATAAGTTTTAAAATTCTTTGGATCAATTACTTCCTTCAAGGAATGTTCTGCCTTCCAAACCGATTCCATTTTATCATCATCATCAAATAATGGACCAGTAGAATCAAATTCCGAAAGGTCATAATTCTGATAACCATCAACCTTACGAATCTTCAACTTGAAATTAGCGCCAGACCAAAAATCAAAAGGATCAAATGGTTTATCGTCCTCAAACTGAGGATTCATTGCTGTAGTAATCTTTTCCATAATCTTCTTACCATAACGGAAAAGGAAAATCTTACCTTCGTTTTCTGGATGCTTTGGGTCCTTTACAACATAAATGTTAGAAACATAATGTAGGCGACGCTTCTGTTTACGAGCAACTTCTTTATTTGCCTCAATACCAGAATTCCACAAAGAACTATTATGTTCAGAAACTGGATCGTTTTGTCCAATGGTTGTTAGGGACTTTTCGATATACCAACCACCTGGACCTTGAAACCCGTGATCGTAATACTTTACGAATGGAATAGCGTCATCACCGTCTTGAGAAGAAGCTGGAAGGAATCTGATTACGGCATAACCATTACCTGTTTTATCGGTTTCACACTTCCAATAAACATCTTCGCCATCATTATAAGAAGAAGAATTTAGTGATTCTACCGCCTTGGAGAGTTTTTCGAGACTAGATCCTGAGGATCTCTTTAGATTAGCAAAACTAGACATATTTTTTACCTCTTTATACAAACTTAATACAACTTAAAAACAATCTTATCCAAATAATCATAATATAGAACTATTTAGCTACGACATTTTACCTCCTCTTTCAATATATTCTTAAACTTTGGGAGATCTATATTCATAAACGATCTATACTTATCACATTTCATCCTAAAAGGTTCCCAAACTATTCTTTCTTTTATTTTCATATTCCAGACATTAAAAAATTGTAATATAGAATCAGTCAAAAGTAAAGTATCCAAACTTACGATTTCTTGCATAGTTTTTACCATCAACAACGGATACGTTCCCTTAACAAGTATCAATTCGTTTAAAGGATACTCATCCAATAAAGTTCCTATTTCGTTTTTATAAACATAAGAAAGAGAATCGTTTCGTTTTTTCCAACTTTTATATCTGGTTTCGCAATCGTCAGATAATAAATCCATCACCCAAAGTTTGGGGTTTTCTGATAAATTTGAGACGTAATAATGAATTAAATCGTCACCATACATTTTTCCAAGTTTTTGGAATATAAAAAATTGATTTTCTGGTACGAATTTAGATTTGGTCTTAAACCTATAGGTTATAGCATTATATTTTTCAGAAGTGAAATGTAATTTTATAGCATTATATAAATTAGCAGCATCATTTCCATTCATTATATCGGCAATACTGGACTTTTTTCAATAAGGTTACTTCTCATTGCTTCCTCAGAAATCTTAGAAACAATAGAAGGGGTGATTAATTTTGCAGCAATTTCTATTTCTAGACCAATAGTTTCACAATATTCGGTAATTGCATCTATATAAGAAATATTATCCCTTTCTACTAAGGAAATAATATGTTTTGAGAATTTTTCCTTTTCTTCTACTTTCGGAGACACCATAATTTTTCCTTAAAAGTGGGATCCCCAAAAGAGGATCCCGTTATTACATTTATTTCACCACTTGAAGCGAAACCGGAGCAGTTCCACCCATACCAATAGCATTTTTAGCGGCTTGTGATAAATCAATAATACGACCGCGAACAAATGGTCCCCTATCAGTGATTGTCACAAGTACTGACTTTTTATTTTTAAGGTTCGTAACTTTAACCTTAGACCCAAACGCAATATTTTTATGTGCTGCAGTAAACGCGCGAGAGTTAAAAGGTTTTCCAGAAGCAGTTTTCTTTCCGTGGAACCCCGGACCATACCAGGAAGCAGTACCAGTTTGAGCTAAAGAAACTTCGGAAGTTATGAACATTAAAAGTACAATTGAAAATAATTTCATCATTATTTTTCTCCTCTACAGTTGAAATAAATCAACCTTGAATTTGATGATTTTTGACTACTTTAAAAAGTAACCTCATCGGTTAAAAGAATAGTTTACCTCGCTTTACTCGAAAAGTAAAGGTTGGTTTTTTATTTATATATGATAATATCTATAATATTCTTTGATTTTAGATATCGTGGAAGGGATATAGTCTTTAACTTCTTTAATAAAGGCTTGATCGTCGCCATCATCAACCGAAACTAGAATTGCTATTTGTTTTGCTTGAATCCCCGTCAACTCAAAATACGACATTGAATAAAATGTAGCTTGAATAAAATAATCCTGAATCCAATCTTCTCTTTTTTCTTTTTTACTCGTCTTAAAGTCAATTATTGAAAGTCTATTATCAAAATTTGCTATGCAATCGCACCTTCCGGCAACCTTCAATTTATTAGAATATAAAGGAACTTCTAATTTATGAATATCAGATATCCTATGCAAAATACCTTTGAATTCGTAAAAAGAATTCAATGCGTCTGGCATAAATTGCTTTTTATCTATTTCTTCATTAGATAGATATTTTTCGCAAAGTAGGTGAAATTTTGTTCCCCTAGAAGAAGCGACAGCAGAGACTCTATTCGCCTCTGCTTCGCCAACTCTTTTACGCCATTCAAACAGAGCGCGATTTGGAAACGATCCCAACACACTAGTTATTGACGGATATTTTCCGTTTGGCGTCAAATAGTGCCTTTTACCGTTTAAATTTTCGGTATTCAATTCCAACAATTCTGTCGGATTTACATGATTAAATTTCATCTTCAATAAGTTCTCTCTGATAAAAAGACTTTTCGTGTATAGTTTTTTCGTTCCACACTTTTCTAGGATTAGAGCAGAAGAGACATTTTGGATTTCCGCAATTCACGCCATTCATCTTAGATAAACGATGAGGTTCATTATTATACTTTGGATTCCAATTTGCACCTAATATATTCTTTCTTTTTTGAATAATTCTTTTGGTGTTATGTCGTCTTTCCGCTCTGTTCATATTTCTCCGTTAAATATTTTTATTATAAATAAACGTAGGTCGCGGGAATCTCACCTCCCCACCTACCCTAACATTTAAACTTTACGGAGCATGTCAGCATGAATATTTATATTCCTTTTACCTACATTATTGGTTGGTCTGAACATAAAAAATTCTATTATGGTAGGAAAACTGCCAAAGGATGTCACCCAAAAGTTTTATGGGAATCTTATTTTACTTCTTCTAAATATGTGAAAACCTTTAGAGAAGAATATGGAGAACCAGATATTATTAAAATTCATAAAATGTTTCCAAATAACCCAAAATCATGTTCCGATTTCGAAGAAAATTATTTAACAAAAATAGATGCTAAAAATCATCCACTATTTTTAAACAAACACAATGGAGGAAAAACTTTTGATACCACTGGAGACATTATTTCTCCAAAGAAAAAACAAATACTTTCCGAGAAAAATTCAAAAGAATATATTTGCGTTTCTCCAGAAGATGAAATTTTTGAAATCAAAAATCTAAGTTTATTTTGTAAAAAATATAAATTAACAGAATCAGGGATGCGTTGTGTTGCTAATGGTAGGGGACTATTGCATAAAAATTGGCAATGTTTCCATAAAGAATTATACTTCGGACACAAACCGTCAAATCAAATAATATTAGAAAAGAAAATTAAACTTAAAGAATTTGTAAAATCCCAAAAGGAAAAGTCTTATATAATAACCTTTCCTGATGGGGAAATTCAAAAAATAAAAAATTTATCTACATTTTGTCAAAATCAAAATTTAAATATTGGATGTATGATCGCAGTCGCAAAAGGCGAAAGAAAACATCATAAACAATTTAAATGTAAATATCTATAAACCGCATTTTTCTTTTACGGTTAAATATTCGCGGACAAGACCGCTGCGAACGCAATCTTCTATTGTAAAATTTGTAATTGAAAACGAATCCATATTTTTAATAATTTTTATAAAATCTAAGAATCCGCTAGTTTCTTTCCTTCCGTCAAAATCTGATTGGACCATATCTCCAGAAAAGAATATCCTACTATTTTTACCGCAACGAGTGATAACACTATCTAATTCGTGAAATATGCAATTTTGCATTTCATCAACTAATATTAAAACATTATCAAAAGTAGTTCCTCTGATATAAGAAGTAGATACGAATTCTATAAGATCTTTCTTCTTCAAGATTTCATACGCGTCTGCTCTTCCAAATAGATCATTACATATACTTTTGTATGTTGTTTCGTAAATCGCTAATTTTTCATCTTCCGTCCCAGGTAAAAATCCTATGTTTCTTGTTGGGACAGCAGAACGAACAATTAAAATCTTTTCGTATTCGTTGTTATATACTAACTCTTGCAGCATTAAATACAATAAACAAAAAGTTTTTCCCGTTCCCGCAGAACCCGAACATACTAAATTCTTTTCTTCAGCATAAGCAGAAAAAACTTTTCCTTGATTTTCGGTTAATGGGTGTATTTCTTTCAATTGTAGGTTAGATAAACCCGCGTTTGGTTTTTTCTTCGCCTTTTTAATAAAAGAAACTTTATCTGCTTCATCTATTTCATGACTCTTTAGAAATTTTGTGTTTGCTTTCTTGACTGGTCTGATTGCCATAGATTATTCCTTTAAAATAAAAAAAGGGAATAAGGCACTAGACCCTATTCCCTACTGACTAAAAAATTGTCAAAACATCCATTATTATCAAGAATTTATCATAATTTTAATTAATCCCACCGAGAAGTCATTTGATTTCCCGGGTTATTTTTCTTAATTCTGTCGATTACTCCTTCCTTAAAATCCGATGGTGGTTTCTTAATTCCCAAAGATACAGAATCAGCAAAATTCAAAGTTGAAAAATGTTGTTCTTTATCTGGATTATTTTTCTTGAATTCTTCCCACTGAGAAATAGTCATAACCATTTCGGTTACTTCTCCAGTTTTTTTATCTCTTACGTCATAAATTGGACACATAATGATTACCTAAAAATGTTTGTCTACTATTTATTTTCTTACGTTCCTAGTGATTTTGGTATTAACGCTCCCTCTATCCCACCAATTTATAAATTGGGATAGACTTATCAGAGAATTCCCCAAAATTTCAGTAGCGATGAAAAAAACCGCTCCAAACCCAAAAAATATTAATTTATCAGTAAATATGTCTAAATTTTTGGTAATAAAAAAGGCGTCAACAAAGAAATATATAGCGCAAATAACAGTAAGCGTAAAAACTAAACCCCCTAGTTGGGCAACAGACAACCCCAACAAATAGATAGATTTACAAAATTTATTAGAACCCTCGTAGGTAAACTTTTTAGTCATGAAGGATTCTCCAAAACAAACCATTCTGGAATTGGTCTTGAATTTACCTTTCCCACCCAAGACGCAAGATGTTGTTTTGATTTGTTATAATAGTTTCTATATGAAGCTACCGAATCATTTTGTATCTTATATTCTTCTGGCATCGCTGGAGTTACTTGAATAAACTCGCCAATTGGAATATTTTTTGGTTGGGTTTCTAAAAACGAAACTAATCCAGAAGACTCACATTTATGAATTTTTCCATATCGAAATGTGTATTCCTTACAGAGTTCAACCAATAAGTCGTAGAGGTATCTATAATTGCTGTCAGATTGCCTACACCAAATAGCAGAAGGGTGTGAAATATGAGTTGATTTATACAATTTAACATCTCTTTCGTCCTCTAATTTCCAACGTTTAATATTTCTACCAGAAGCAGTTTTCTCGATAACTTCTTTACCATCCAAGACCCTATGAGCCGTACAAAGCAACTGCGAACACTCCAAAATCATTTTTACGCAATGAGCGTTGTTGTGGTATTGTGCTGCAATTTTGGGGTTGTCGTCTAAAGCAAAAATGTTCATATTATATTATTAATCAATGTTATCATTAATATTCTATATCTAGGATTATAGACAATATAAGAAAGTTTATTTAATCTGTTTATCTCTAATAAAATCAGATTCAGTAACTGTCGCAAACTTAGCATACCTCTAAAATTTGAAAAAGTAAATAAATTTATTTATCATAATTATAAATACTTCTATTTAGGATACATAAATGATATCGTTTAAAAGATTTCTTGAAGAAGGCGTACATTCTGATTTCGCAAAATCCCTCTCGCACGAAGATTTATTCAAACATCTGGAAACCCACGCAGACCCAAACGATAAAGCGTCTGATCACTGGGCTGATAGAAAAGCCGCAATACTAAAAGAATTGCACAAAAGGCATTCTTCTAAAGAAGAAGGATTTCATTCCCTCGGTAAGGAATATGTAAAAAACTCCGGACACGATCATTCTATATTGGATCGTTTTCTTTCCCATCACGCAGATTCTCCTTCTCCTTATGTCAAAAGAACTGCTGAAAGTTTGTTGGCGAAAATTGGTAAGCCAGTAATTCCTCAACAAAAACCAAAACAGGAAAAACCCGCTCCAAAAGAAAAGGTAAAAAAAGAAGTAGAAACAAAACTTGATACTTCTATACATCCAGAAGGAAAATTGGAATCTGAAAAAGGAGATACGTCAGAACATGGCGGTTCTTCAGAAGTTACCCACATTTTCCATAAAACTCAAGACGGTAAAAGGAAAAAGGTTGCTACAGTAGTTTCTACAGAAGACTCTCATACGCCACATATTGTAAAGAATGGCAAATTATCCCCGATTGAAACCCCATTCAAACACAAAACTCACAAAGAAGCAGTATTAAGGGCAATTAAAACTGTAAGAGACACTCAATAA